ATGGACTCCGCCGCCGTCATTGCGCTTGCGCAGGAGCAGGGTTTTGCCGTGTACGCGCTGAGCGTGCGCTACGGTCAACGTCATACCTCCGAGCTGGATGCCGCCGCACGCGTTGCCGCAGCGCAGGGCGTGGTCGCGCACAAAGTGGTCGACGTGGATCTGCGCAGCATCGGCGGCTCGGCGCTCACCGACGACATCGAGGTGCCGGACGCAGGCGGCGATGGCATTCCGGTCACCTATGTACCGGCCCGCAACACCATCATGCTGTCGCTGGCGCTGGGCTGGGCCGAAGTGGTCGGCGCCAACGACCTGTTCTGCGGCGTCAATGCGGTGGATTACTCCGGCTATCCCGACTGCCGCCCCGAGTTCGTACGCGCCTTCGAAGTGCTGGCCAACCTCGCCACCAAGGCCGGCGTGGAGGGCGCCGGGCTGCGCGTGCACGCGCCGCTGCAGTTCCTCAGCAAGGCCGACATCGTGCGCGAAGGCGTGCGCCTGGGCGTGGACTTCGGCCTGACCGTGTCCTGTTACCGCGCCGACGCCGCCGGCCGCGCCTGCGGCCACTGCGACGCCTGCCGGCTGCGCGCAGCCGGCTTCGCCGATGCCGGCGTTCAGGACCCCACGCATTACACGATTTCGTCTTGACGCCCGTGTAGGGTAGAATGCGCACCCCGACGCGCAGTCGGGTCAGTGGGCCGTTAGCTCAGTCGGTAGAGCAGAAGACTTTTAATCTTTTGGTCGATGGTTCGAATCCATCACGGCCCACCATATACAGCAAGCCTTTCCGGCATCTACCACGCTCCGCAATCCGGCATCCGCTCCGCAATTATCGCGTTGGTGTGGTGCGCGCGCCGCGGCGCTTTCGCACATAGTGCTCCGTCATTGTGATGTTCTTGTGGCCCAGCTGAGACTGCGCTTGCCGCATGTCACCGCTCGAATCTGCCTTGTCCGTGCCCGCCTTGGCGCGCAGATCCCGGAACTGAAAATCGGCCTTGACGATGCCGGCCGCGAGCCGCGCCTGATCGAATCGATACCTGAGAGCGTCCCGGCCGATCGGCATCCCGTTGCTGTCCACCAGCAGACGCGTACTGCGCACGGAGTGTCTGCGCTTGCGCTCCATGATCGCGGTGATCAGCTTCTCCAGCTCGCCCGATACCGTCATGTCGACCATGGCCCGGGTCTTCGACTGGCGAACACGCAGCACGCCGCCCTGCAGGTTCCGCTCATCCATGACATACACGTCCGATGGCCGCTGGCCCGTGAGGTAGGCCAGGTCCATTGCGTCCTTCAGCACCTGGTCGGCGGCGTCGTACACCTTCGAGTAGAGCTCGTCGTCGATGTACACGTCTCGGCCCTTCTCGCGGTTGCGGCTGACGCCGGCGCACGGGTTGGGCAGGTCGGTGTATCCCTTGTTGCGTGCCCAGTTCCAGATATGCGACAGCAGCGCCTTCTCACGGTTGGCAGCGATCTTGGCTGTCTTGCGCCAATCCATGTACTGGCGCACGTGCAGCGGCCGGATCGTCTCGAAAGCAACTGGCGGATCGTCGAAGAAGGCGAGCAGGCGGCCGAGCTCATTGATGTTGACGCGCTGGGTCTTCTCGCCCTTCGTGGGGATCACCTCGACGCGGTAGCGATCGGCCACCTGCCGGAACGTAACCGCTGCCTCGGTAGGAATCCGATTTGCCTGCTCAAGTTCTGCCCACTGTTTGATAGCCAGGCCGTAATCGCTGCCCAGCGGCGTTTCCTTGCGCGGCCGGCCGCCCAAGTCGTAGTAGTAGTGCACGACGCCGGACTTCTGCCGGCGCGCGCGCAGCCGCGGCACGGCGCCGGGCTTCGTTGGTCGTCTTCCCACGTCAGGCTACCTTGTTCGATTTCCATGGTGCGGCAGCGGCGCCGGCGGACTTCGACGCTGCTGGGTCAATCGCTGACCGCAGCACCACGGGTCGCCCGTGCGCGTCGAGATAGTGCCGAATGCCGTTCTGCCGCAAGAACGCGATCTGGCGCGCGCGCTGGGGCGTGCGACACAAGTCGGCTACCTCATCGCGAGATAGGCACAGCTCGCTCATCGTGTTTTCTCCGGGAGCAGGTATTGCGTGTCGATGTTCCAGCCGGCCTCGCGCGCGCCGAGCAGCCGCAGCTCGGCCGCGTCGAACTCGTCCAGCCGCAGGAACGCGATAGCCGCATCGATGTGGCCCGGGGCAATGGCGCCGCCCTTGCAGAAGCGGTCGTAGACGTTCTGTACGCAGCACTGCCACGGCGCGGCCAGATCCTGGATGCGTTTTCCCTCTTCCAACAGATGTCGCTTCAGGAGCTGGCGCACGGTGGCCTTGCCCACCGGCACACGGATGGGACGGCCGCCCACGGCCAAGCCGTTGTTGCGCGATTGGCGGGGCAGGGAGCGGGAGCCGTCAGCCATTACGCACCTCTGTGTTGGTCGTGATCGCCTTGATGGACGCCACGCCCACGATGCGCACGTTCTCGTTCTGCAGCGCGCGACGCAACTTGCCTATGGCGCTTTCCGATGCCTGCCGGTAGACCTGCGCCAGGTCGCAACCGTCTCCCCAGGATCCGGCACGGACCTCGACGGTCACCTGCACTAGTGCAGAGGTGGACGTGCGGATGGTCGGCTTAGCCATTGCGCTGCTCCTTCGCCGCTGCCGGCTGGGGGTGGGTGGCGAGGTCTGCAAGGAACGAGCGAACCTGCCGCCACTCACTGTTGCGATAGCTGCCGGCGGCGTAGATTCGCGGTTCGCACAAGTTATGGCCGTCGCGCGCAATGAAGTCCTTGCAGCCCTGTTCGGTGAAGCAGGCGGTGACAAAATCCCAGTAGTGCGCCTCGGCCGCGCGGCGCCAGCCATCAGGGGTTTCCCCGGTCTCGGCAAACTCGGCATCCAGGCGTGCTGCATCCTCCGCGCAGGCCTCGCCATCCCCATCCACCCACACCATGCGGTCGTGGTCGCACTCAGGGTCAGCGGCATACATGCGCTTCTGCTGCACGATGAAAATCGGCGCATCGGTGCTCCGGTTGTTCTGCGTGCGGATCAATTCGCCGATTGTCTCTAGCTCCACCGGCACAGCAGCAGGCGCGGGCGGGGTGGCGCTGGTGAGGAACAGCAAACGCTGGCCCTCTTCGGGGTAGTAATTCAGCTCAGCAATCTCGCGGGCGCCGCGCAATACCGGGGCCTTTCCTGGGTACTGCGTCGCCCATCCACTCCAACCCTCATCATCCACCGGCACAGCAGCAGGCGGGGGCGGGGCGGTGTAGAGGTCCAAATATTGTATCTGGCTTCGCAGCGGCAACTGCGCTGATTCAGCGGGAGCGGGCCCGAACTTAAACACACAGCCGGGGCCAGACCATTCACGCTGCGCGCTTTGACTATCGGGGTCGCTGCTCACAACTCGGAATATATGGCCGAAAGGCTCCTGCCCCACCGGCTGGCGGGCGGCGTCTTTCAACTCACGAATGGCGATAACGATTTCAGCACTTCCATTTGAGCATTCTTTCTCTTCGTCTGTGAATCCGAGCTCGTTCTGCACATCGTTGATGACGCTCACAAGCAGATCAACAAACCCCCGATCCACCAACTGGCGGGTGTGCAAGGCATCAAGCACGACGCGCAGGTCGTCACGCCACTCTTCGTCGATTCCAGCGACGTAGCCACGCTCCATACGCGCGACCGCCGACTGCAACTGTCCGGAATTGCCGAATTGTTCGTTCATCGCTTAGCCCTCCACCTTCGACAGGCGCAGCGCCTGCTCGAGCACCAGGAACAGGCGGCGTATCTCGGCCGACTGCAAGGCGAAGCGCGCATCCAGCTCGGCGCGCGCGCCATCGCCCTCTGCGGTCTCCAGTTGATCCATGGCGTCGTCCAGCAGCTTGAACTTGCGCACCACCAGATCCTCGCCCAGGACGAACGACTGGTTGTCGTCCAGCACCAGCGCCAGCCTGGTGACCTGCTTGCCGGCCTCCAGGTGTTTCTCGATCTCATCACCGCGCAGCTCTTGGTGCTGGCACTTCACGATGGCGCCGCCCTCGATCGGGTCGCGCAGCTCGGCCTCCTCGCCGATGCTCAGCGATGCCGGCAGCGGCTCGCCGGCAATCCAGCCGGTGAGCACGGCGCGCGGCGCGACCTCGGCGTTGAGGGGCAGGGCCGGGAAGCTGCCGAGCATGCCGCGGATCTCCGACACCACGCTTTCGCCGACCTTGCGGCTGGACGTGTTGACGATGGCCACGCCGTGGGCGAGGTCGAGGATCACGTCGGTGCGCGAGTTGCGCACGAAGGCCTTAGGCAGCAGCTCGTGGATGATGTCGTCCTTGAGGCGCTTGCGCGAGCGGCCGCCGACACGGCCACCTGTTGCCTTCTCGATCTGCGCGCACTTCTGCTCGAGCGCGTCGTTGATGACGGCGCCGGGCAGCATCTTGTCCTGGCCGCCGACGGCCAGCCACAGGAAGTCGCCGATCCGGTGTGACAGCTGCTCGGTCTCCTCGCGGCCGAAGGGCGAGATGAAGCCTCGCGATGACATCTCCAGCGGGCCGACCGGCTTGAGGGCGCACTGCGGCAGCAGCTCCTCGACGGCGGAGAGGTCGAGGGAGGCGGGGAAGCGGAACATGGTGAGGTTGCGAAAGAACATGGGCGGTCCTAATTGGATTCGGAGAGGGCGATGCGCTCGCGCATCTGCGTAACTTCGTCGGGGTGCTCGGCGCGCCACGGCGCCCAGCTGGGGTCGGTGAGCTTCCAGCGCAGCCACTCGTCGACGTCGGGCGTGGGCTTGAAGGGATCGCGATGCATATAGAGGCAGGCGATGCAGAGCTCGGCGTTGCTGCGGCGGCTGTTGGCGAACTGTCTGTGCTCCGCGCAGAAGAAGAGGCCGCACCCGTGCGTGCCGCCGTCGGGCTCACCGCCGCAGATGTGGCCCAGGCCGCGATCTATCTCTGCAGTGCAGCCAGGGTGGTCGCACGTCGCCGGCACGCCGTAGCCGACGTCCCGCTTCCACCGCGCGGAATAACCGACAGCCCAGCTCATGGCGTCACCTGCTTGAAGCCGATGACCCACACCCAGGGGTTGGCGTCCCAGTCGCCGCCGGTGCTGGTCCAGATGTCGCGGAAGGCGAAGCCGGCCGGTCGCTCCACGCGGGCATTCGCGAACCCTTCGACGCTGCTTGGGGCCACGCCCTCGGCCAGCGCATCGGCCTCGCTGATTGCATGCAGCCGCTCGACGCGCACGTCGGTGATCTCCAGCAGCAAGCGGCATGCGGAGCGCGGCATGTGGATGTTTGGGCAGGTGTCGCGGGTGTACCACCAGAGCTGCCAGGCGCCGTCGTAGCCGTTGCCCGTTCCAGTCGGGTAACAGACCGGCTCCTGATCAGCGCTGTAGCGCGCGAGCTCTGCAGAATCGCTGGTGGTGCGGTCTACGTGGGTCGTCTCCCGAACCCACAGCCGGTCGCCGGGCTGGCCGAAGGGGCAGGGCACCCAGCCATCCCACTCACCGCCTGTGACGTAATCGGGATACCACGGCCATAGTGAGCCGTCGTCGCGCTCCTCGAGCTGCCACGAATATCGCGGTTTCACCGCGCGCCGGGTCTGCGTCTTCGCGCCGGACAGGATGGCGCGCACCTCGTGTGCTTTGAGGCGGATGGGGCGCTCACGCATGGGCGGGTCCTCGGCTCGTCAGCCACTGCCCGAAGGTCAGGCCCGAGTCCGCAGCCAGGAATGCTCGATAACGGCGCTGACCGGCTGTCAGCGGGGCGGCTGGAGCGGGGCGCGCCGCCACACGTCCCTCGGCGGTCACGGTGAAGATGTCGTCGCCACCAGAGAGGGCGCCGCCGTTGCGTCGCTGCATGAGGCCGAGGTCGACCAGTTGCATGCACGTGGGGTGGTCACTGCTGCCAGCGCCGGTGACGAAGTGGTTTCGGTAGCTCGGGTTGCGTCCGTCCTCGCCGGTGCCCAGCGAGTGGCGCAGGACATGCAGTTCCGCGGGCGTGAGGTCACGCATGGGATTGCTCCTTGTCGATCGCCGCGAAGTGCTGCGGCAGCTGTGTGAGGTCTGGGCGCTGGCCGTTGCGCCAGGCGGTCTGGTAGTGGCGGCCGAACTGCTCGCGGAGCTGTTCGATCTCGCGGGCTTCGGGCGAGAGGAGGGCGCGACGCAGCTGCCGGGCGTTCTCGTAGCGGTGGAGGCGCGCGGCGGCGGTGATGTCCGGCGCCATGCCGGCGAGGTCGTGCTGCACGATGGCGTCGAGGCCGCGGCCGAGGAGGGCAATCGCGCTAAAGCGGTGAGCAGGTGGACGGCTATGTGACCGCCCGCAAAGCAGTGCGCCTATTAGTTGGCGCAATCTAGGACTTGTGGTTCCTTTGGTATTGGTCCAGCTTTGGCCGTCACGCCCACTTGGAGAGATCGCATGCGGTTGAGCTCGGATGAAATCGTGCGCATGGTAAGTCTTGGAAAATTGGCACGAGGTCTTTATCCGGGCCCGACGGCTATGAAGAGCCTTGGAGCCGAGGGGCTTGCATGGCAATCCATCGATAATGACCAGCAATTCGGGATTACGTTCGAAGGGAAAAATGAGCTTTTCCGACTGGCTAGCCGGGAGGCGGAAGTTGAATTTGAGCCAGCTCCAGATGCAGTTGCTTCGAGCGACCAAGTGCCGGGGGTTGAAGGGAAGACAGACGAAATATTGAGCACTCTTGCCGACGACAACTACGCGTCTGGCAGTCTTGAATGCACGTCCAAAGACCTCGTTGACGCGTATCAAGTAGTCGCCCACTCCAACGGACCAAACTGGGGTCCGGGAACGAAGCCCAAAATTAAAATTTGACTTCAGAAGGCTGGACCGATCACTGCCGGCGCACGATCTGAGTAACCATCGATAAAGGGCGGCACACTGGAAGGGCAGGCAGCCAATAGCCATGGGTGCGTCCTGTTCCAAGCCATGAGGGGTGTTCACTTCGTGATCAACCTGGTGGTGTAGGGGACGATGGTTTCGGCGCGGCGCGCGACGGCGCGCTCCTGGCTGGCGGTGCCTTGCCAGATGCGCCACGGGTGGGCGCCGGGCTTCTTGGCGCGCTCAATCGCCGCGCGCTGTGCCGGGGTCTGCGTGGTGCTCATGCGTGCGCACGCTGTGCGTAGGGCGCCAGCGGCGGCGCGATCGGCGGGAGGTTGCGCGGCAGGTCCTCGGCCGGCAGCACCGGCGCGACGGCATCGGCGATCGCCTCATACCAGCACTTCAGTTCCCGCCAGCTTTCTTCCGGCAAGTCGATGAAGGCGCCGCGCACGTAGATGTAATAACCCTTGGCGACGTCCGGTTCGGGCGCCACGAAGTCGATACCGTGGGTGCGGCCGATGACAATCGACACGGACGGCACGCCGCGCACGAGCGACTGCAGCAGCCAGCTATTGCTGGTGCCGTTCCAGCGCAGGTCCACGTCGTAGTGGAAGCCCTTCACCGTGTGGCGGTAGGACTGGCGGCTCATGCGGCACCCCCGGCGGCGCGCAGCGCCTCGTCGAATTCGTCGAACGCCACGCGGATGGGGTGGCGGACGTGCACGGCGTCGGGGCTGCTGACGTTGGCGATCGCGATGGCGTGCTCAAGGTCGGCGGAGAGCTGGCGGCCTTTCTCGAACAGGTCGGCCACCGCTGCGTGTGCCGCCATCTGGGCGATGCTGGCCTGGCCGGCGTCTGCCTCGCGCTGGCCTGCCTGGACCAGCACCGACAGCACATCAACCGATGCGCTCATGCGGCACCGCCTGCGCGGGCCAGCGCGGTGCGAAGGTCGGCCAGATCTCCTGTGCCATCTGCGCAGCGTCGCGCTGCATCGAGAAGGTCGGCCACAGCGTCCCGGGCAGAGGCGAGATCCTGCAGCAGCTCCCGGGCCTTCGGATCGCCGGCCAATCCAGCGACCATCCTTGCCTGACCGTTGGCGCGATCCAGCACCTCCAGAACATCGACGGACGCGCTCACGGCTGCACCTCGACGAAGGCCAGGCCATGCATGACGCACTGCGCATGCGCGGTGGCCGGGAAGGCAGCGGCATCGGCCGGCATCACCGCGTTGGCGCGGGCGCAGGAGTCGGGCAGGGCGTAGTCGCCGGCATCCACTGCGTCCACGGCGTCGAGCGCTTCCTGCCAGCGGCGTGGGGTGAAGTCGCCACCGGTGAGGGCAGCGGCCACGCCCTCGGCGCAGTCCGGCACGCGGCCGGCGGTGGCGAAACCATTGAGGGCGGCGCGGGCGATGCCTGCGCGCAGGCTCCAGTCGTCAACGGTGGCCAGCTCGTAGACGGACAGCGCGGCGCAGAAGCGCGGCGAGGTGATCGACAGCTGTTCGGGGATGCCCTCACCGGTGGCGGTGGTGGGCTCTGCGGCGGGCTGGCCGGTGACGGCGCAGCCTGCGGCCAGTGCGGCGGCGAGTGCCAGGCAGGTGAGGCGAGCGGTGACGGCGCGCATCTGAGTCTCCGTGCCCCGCGGCGGAATGCCGTGTTACTGGGGCGACGGGATTAAATTAGGTCAAACCTAATATGCCGTCAATAGGTTCAACCTAATATTTTATGAAGTGGTTCATTCGTACCAAGATTCCGCTGTTTGTTACTATCTCGTTAGCTGGAGGGATGCGGCCCCTTGCCGCCGGGCAGACGACAGGAAGTGCGATGGCTGAGGACAAAAAGGGTGGTTACTGCGACAACTGCGAGAAGTCGGTTGTTGTCTTTAGGAAGGGGACAAACCACATCCTGCACCTGCTCATGTCGGTCGTGACAGCGGGCTTCTGGCTAATCATCTGGGTGCTTTCGGCGATCAAGTTTGGTGGGTGGAGATGCACTGAATGTGGCTCCACACGCGTACGAAAGATCCGCTAACAGGCAGCGCCCAAGCCAAGAAGAGGAACCAGCTATGCGCAAGGTTTTGACAATCGCGGCTGCCCTGGCAGTAGGAACGCTATCCGGCTGCGTGCAGCCCACCAAGCAACCACGCCCGGATCAGGTCAGTGCCGTACCTTCAGATCGGCTGTTCGACTTCGGCGCACAGGCCGCTCCTACCGGATCGATCGCGGTGACGCGTGACGTGGGTCTGGTCGGCGCGGGCTGCTATCTGGGGCTCTACGTCGACGGCAAGCCAGCCGCTCACTTCGAGACAGGCGAGCGAGCCGTGATCTCACTGAGCGCTGGCCGGCACGTCATCACGTCGCGATCGGTGGGTGGGAAAGGGCTTTGCGGGGCAAACAGCGAGAGTCGTCAGGTGGCGCGCAGCCATAGCGCAGAGATCTTTGTTGAAGCGGGCCAAGTGCGCTCCTACCGGATCCACACCAGGCTGGAGGGCGAGGCCACGATCGAGCCAGTGCTCTAGCCAAGAAGCACCAGACCCCACAAAGCAAAAACCCCGCCGGGGCGGGGTCGTTGTCGAGTCAGGACGCTGATTGCAGCGCCTTTGAGGCGCTGCGCAGGGATTCGAAGCTATTGGGAACCGTGCCGTTTTCAACCATTGCCTTGAAAACGGCATAGCAATCTGTCTTCGCGCCTTCTTTTCGCAGGGTGAAGTCGTCATTTAGCCAAGCATAGATCACTGTCTGCGGAGCATATGACCTGAACTGGAAGAACAGGCGGTACCGCTCGGGGATATGCTTCTTCACGCGCCGCCAATGCCTCAGATCCTTACCCAGGGTGTTCCCCTGAAGGAAATCGTTGTGCATAGGATTGGCCGGCACCACCTGGGTTATGGCCTTGTTGACGCAAACCACCAGCTTGACGACCGGATGTGACCGGTAGCCATCCGGATCTGCAGAACGAACGCGCTTAGCTTCCTCGAGCAACCCCCTAAGGCGATCAGCAAACAAGTCGAAGCTGTAAAGCGCCCAGCCATTAATTTGGGTCAACTCATCCTGAGCCATGCGCTATTCCTTAGCCTTGGAGAAGCTCGTGCTCGTGGCAGATCTCAGCCTCGTCGCAGAAAGCCTGCAACTCCTGCAAAAGAGCAGCAGACAGGGGGCGGACATGGTGGGGGTTGCCCGCCATATCAGAGTCGATCAAAGTGAGGAACTGCCCATCGAGAGCGTCGCTCTGCTGCCGGGCGGAAAAGTCGATTACCTGAGCATTAGCCATGAGGTATCCCTTCTAATTTTTGTGACGGCTAGGACTCCATCCCATGGGTCCTGGGTGTCAACCAGAGTTGACATGTCGCGCAGTGTACAGATGTTTCGATAAAACGAAATGAACTTTCGTTACACGATTTGTCGAATTAACAAGTTGTCAAAACGCGTCACAAACTGACGCGCCAACTCTGGGATCACCAGCTGTATCGGCCAAATGCTAGGTTCCTTGAGGCCTCGCTGCCAGCCGAAACAGGTGGGCGGAACAGTCAATCTCGCCAGCCGCCCACCCAGTGGACTCGGCCGATGATAGTGATCGGGTGCTTCTTGGAGGCCATGGGCTTGGGCTTGCGCCACTGGTGGTCGCCTGACGGGTTGTCGCTTTGGAAGTAGACGCCGGCCTCGAGCACGAGGGCGCGTTTGACGTAGTACTCGGGGTTGGCCATGCCGTCGACCTGAATGACGTACAGGGTGCCATCGACAGGGCGGGTGTCCGAGGTATCGAACAAGATGGCGTCGCCGTCCTGGATCGTCGGCTCCATGGAATCGCCTTTGCCGTAGTAGACGGCCAGGTCGCGGCCGAGGATGCCGCGGCGGCGAAGGCTGGTCTTCTTGAACTTGAGGCTGTGGGTCTCGGCGTACTCCTGCGCCTCCGCGCCCGCGCCCAGGCCGGCGGCCTGCGACCAGCCGGTCACGTCCGCATAGTCATCGTCGACGTCCGGCTGGCTGCGATCGCCAAAGTACAGCTGGTCGAAGCTCACGCCATGATCAGCCGCGATGCGCCTCGCCGTGTCTATCTCCGGGCGGAACTTGCCGTTCAGCCAGTCATTGGCGGTCACGTTCGACACCTTGTACTGGCGCTGCAGGTAAGCGCCAGCCCCGCGCCGGGGCACGTTGTGGCTCGAAAGCAGCTCTACCAGGCGGCGGCCAAAGTCCGGCGCGTCCTTGTCGGGGGGTCTCTTAGGCATAGCCTAAATGATGCCTTCAGAAATATTAGGTTTGCCCTGTTGCTTGTTTATTAGGGCAGACCTAATATGGTCCGCATGGACAGCCAAACCCCCTTGCAGAAAGCAATCGTCGCCGCAGGTTCGCAGCAGAACCTGGCGAACCAATTGGGCATTCGATCGGCATCCATCAGCGAATGGAAATCGCGCGGCCGCATTCCGGTTGAGCGCGTTCGATTGATCGAGTCGGTGACCGGAATCAGCAAGCACGAGCTGAGACCCGACATCTTTGGCCCCAACCCAGCTCCGGCCGCTTGTGAGCAGGGCGATAGCGTCAAACAGGTCAGCGCGGGCATCACCAAACGCTCGCTGCGCGCAAAGCTCGGCCTTGCGAACGACGCAGGCCTGGCCGTGTTGCTGAAGCTGCCACGCGACCAGGTCGACGCCTGGGGCGAGGACGAGCACCTGCCCGCGCTGCCCGCCGTCCTGGCGCTGGTCGAGCCGCCGCCGATCAACGCACCCAAGGCTCCGTCCGATCTGGACGCAGACCGAATCGTGCAGATCGAGACGAGTTGATGGAGGTCTACGGCGTAATGCGTTCCGACCCTCCTTGACCCCGCCGGCCTCGGCCGGCGCATTTCCCGCGCAGTTGTTCTCCATGGCCGTGATGTTGCCGGCCGCCGTCACTCGAAACCACGTTCAGGCAGAAACCCGATGAACATCACCGACGCCGCATACCACACCGTTCACTCCTATCCGGGCGGCAGCGTTGCACTTGCAACGCGCTTGATCACCACGAAGGACGACGGCCGCGAGCGCGCCATGTCCGACGCGGTGCTGCGTAGCAAGGTCAACCCGAACACCAGCACGCACCACCTGACGCTGGCCGAGGCCAGCCAGATCATGGGCGTCACCGGCGATGACCGGATCCTGCACGCGCTGGCCGCCGAACACGGCTACACGCTGACGCGCACTGAGGCACCGACAAGCGGCTCGATGCTGGCCGCTCTGCTTTCGGCATCGTCTGCCAAGGGCAAGCTGTCGCAGATCATCGGCGAGGCGATCGACGACGGCCGCATCACCGCCAACGAGGCTGCCGAGATTGCTGCCGCCTGTGGCGACGCGCAGGCGCAGTTGGCACAGGTCGCCCAGCACGCGCGCGCTGCCGCGCAAGCAGGGGTGCAGTGATGTCCTGGGCATCCAAGCATCCGCTGGTGCAGCAGTTGAACCAGATGACGCCGGAAGGGCTAAGAGGCAAAGAGCTGTCGCCGCTTGAGTCCCTGCGTTCCATGGTGGAAACCACGCGCTGCATCCGCGAATCCGTGAGCTGTCAACGTGCCGCGACAGTGAGCTTCTTCAAGCGCGACCAGCTCGCAGTGCGCCTAAAGCACCTCGATCAGCGGATCGCGTATTGGGAAGCGCGCGCCGAAGAGCTGGAAACGCAGCAGGGCGGCCGGAAATGAAGTCCACAAGTTATCCCCAGCAGCTGGCCGTACCAGCAACCAAGGGTGTTTTGCATGATGCGCGCCGTCATCAAGAGCCGGTGCGAAACATGTCGAGACGTCAGGTGTGGAATCTCCTGAAGCAGGGCTGCAACGCGGCCGAGATTGCGGCCGCTGCGCATGTCAGCGATGCGGTCGCCGCTTCGATGATTGATGAAGCGCTGGGCCGCGTGCGCGGTGAGTCGCTGCGCGAGCAGGATCGGCAGCTTGCAGACCATCGAGTGGGCCATGCGCTCGGCGGTGTGGTGATCAGCCTATGAGCGCCAAGGTGACCGGCATGGTTTTCGAGCGCTATCCGACCGGTGGCGGCGAGATGTTGCTCGCGCTTGCGCTGGCAGACCACGCGCACGACGACGGCACGCACATCTATCCATCGATCGCACTTCTTGCAGCGAAGACGCGGCAGTCAGAGCGCTCCGTGCAGTACCAGCTGCGCCGCATGGAGGCTTCGGGTTGGCTGATCCTCATAAATGACGGGCTCGGCGGTCGAAGCAACGGATTCAAAGAGGGCGGCAAGACCCGCCAGTACCGCATCAATCCCGAATGGATGAAGGGTGCAGATATTGCACCCTTGGGTGGCGGTCAATGTTCCACGGGAAAGGGTGCAGATTTTGCACCGTTGAAGGGTGCAAAACGCGGAGCAAAAGGGTGCAAAACAGCGTCCGAAAGGGTGCAAAACGGTGCTGAAAAGGGTGCAAAGCTTTTGCACCCGAACCAAGAGCAACCAAAAGCAACCAAGAGCAATAACCACACACCACACATCGTCGAAGGCTTCGTTGGTGCTGCGCAGGGTGTGTGTGGAACACAGGCAGGTTCCATCGCAGCAGCGTTGAACCGAGCAGCCCTGTCGCTCAACCGGCCAGGCCTGCGCACCACCAGCCAGCACCCCGACCTGATCGCCGCAGCGGCTGAAGGCGTCACCGCCCAGCACCTGCTCGAGCTGTCCGACGTCTACCCGGACAAGCCGGCCGGCTACCTGATCACCGCGGCTCGCCGCCAGCGCGCCACCGGCGCCAACACCATCACCTCCGGAGCATCCGCCCATGCAATCCCTCGCGAGAGCGCTTCCGAGCGCACCCTCCGCCTTTCGCTCGAAGCCATCGAACGCGAGCGGACCAGCGGCGCCGGCGCCGATTTCCTTGACGCTGATTTCCACCGTTTGGACTCGCATGTCTGAGATCTACGGGTTGAAGTGGACGCGCGAGTACGGCGCTGACGCATCGAAGGGCGCGGGCAACACTTGGGCGAAAGCGCTCGCTGGCTTGACGGCTGAGCGGCTGGGCGCCGGTATTGCGGCGTGCATTGCCTCCGCGGATCCGTGGCCGCCGACGCTGCCCGAGTTTCGCGCGCGCTGCCTGGGCGTGCCGAGCCTGGCGCAGGTGTCCAACGAGCTGCGCAATGGCGGCGACCGCAGCGGCTTCACTGTGCTGGTGGGCTTTAAGCTGGACGGATACCGTTACCGCGGCGCCAGCGCGAGTGACGCTGACCGGATGGTGCGTGAGGCGTACGAGCTGGCACGTGAGCACGTCATGCGCGGCGGCGAGGTGCCGGAGCCGGCCGCCACGGCGCTGCCGCCGCCCGCGAAGGTGCCGGAAGTGGTGGACCGCGACGCGGCGCGTGCGGCGTTGGAGCGTGCAGCCGCGGAGCTTGGCGACGCAACGGCGGTGCAGGCATGAAGGCCTATCCCGCACGCATTCGCGAATGGCTCAAGGCCAATCCAGGCGCCCACACGCCGCAGGTGATCCTCGATGCGATGGGTGTGCCCGCTGGCGCGAAACGGCGCCGGGCGTACTACAGCGCGATGAAGGACAACGCTGACGCGGGATACCTGGATCGCACCGGTACCGGGCGGCGCACGGCGTATTCGTTCGTTGCCGATCCAAACCCGCGTATCGCGCCGACCGACAAAGCTGTGATCGCAGCCAGGGCCAAGCAGAAGCGCGATTACATGAACGCTCGGCACTGGGCTCAGGGCGGGCGCACTCAGGAACAGCGCCGGATCGACGAAGCACTGCGCAAGTCCGCCCGGCTGGAGCGGATGGCGCTGGAGAAACAGCAGCGGACCGACGCGCGCGCGAGGCGCAAGGTTGTGAAGGAGCGCCAGCGTCAGGCCGCTGCGGCGCGCGTGCAGCGGCGGGCGAAGGCCACAGCTCAGGCCGTGATCGCGGTGCGCAAGGCCTCGGCTCCTGTCGTTACCAGGCCGGCCCCTATGGCGCCCCGCGCGCGCGCGCAGAGCGTCGAAGAGTTCATCCGCGCCGGCGGGCAGGTGGTCCGCTTGCCGGGCATTGAGCAGCACATCCGCGATAGGAGCAACGCATGAGCTACGTCATTGGTATCGATCCGGGCTGCTCGGGTGCTTTGGTCGTGCTGCAAAGCGCCGCCCAGCCGTTGCCTGTCGAGTGGATCCGCATGCCGACCCTCAAGGTCGGCCAGTCAACGCGGGTAGACGCCGCAGCAGTGGCCCGCTTCCTTCAGGACTTCGACACCGGCCACGTCTTCATTGAGCAGGTGCATGCGATGCCGAAGCAGGGTGTGTCGAGCGTCTACACCTTCGGGCACGCGGCCGGGGTTGTGGAGGGTGTGGCCGCGGCCATGATGCTGCCGGTGACGCTGGTGACCCCGCAGGCGTGGAAGAAACGCGCCGGGCTGATCGGATCGGAGAAAGACGCAGCGCGCAGCCGCGCTATCCAGCTGTGGCCGCGCTGGGCTGACCTGGGGAAGAAGGCTGCCGGCCAGGCCTTCGCCGACGCAGCGTTGATCGCGCGCTACGGGAGCCAGCCATGAGCCAACTCACCATCGCCGGCGATCCGCCGGCCATCACCAGTCGCGATATTGCCGAGCTGGTGGACTCCCGCCACGACAGCGTCAAGCGCGCGATTGAGCGGCTTGTCACCAGCGGCGTCATAGCTTTTCCACCATTGGTGGAAAAGGCCACCGCAGGTAGGCCCGGGGCTGAATTTGTGTTTTCGGGCCAGCAGGGCAAGCGCGACAGCATCGTGGTGGTGGCGCAGCTGTCGCCGGAGTTCACCGCGCGCTTGGTCGACCGCTGGCAGGAGCTGGAGCGCCGCGTCGCCGCGCCGGCCGATCCGCTGGCGCTGCTGTCGGACCCGGCCGCGCTCCGTGGGCTGCTGGCCAGCTATGCCGGCCGCGTCGAGGAGCTGACACCCAAGGCTGACGCGCTGGACCGGATCGCGACCGCGCGTGGATCGATGCCGCTGCGCGAGGCGGCCAAGGCGCTGCAGATCCCGGAGCGCGAATTCCTGTCGCTGCTCGAGCAAAAGAAGTGGATCTATCGCAATCCCTTCTCCACCACGTGGCTGGCCTACGCCGGCCGGCTGCACAGCGGCTGCCTGGAGCACAAGGTCACCACCGGCGCCAAGCCGGACGGCAGCGAGTGGGTGCGCACGCAGGTGCGCGTTACCGCAAAGGGCCTCACCAACCTGGCCAAGGCGCTCGGCGCGCCGGCCGCGCTTTCCACCATTACGCACCACTGAGGCCCCGATGAGCGAAGACCTGATCTCCAACCAGCCCGCGCCGCAGCCGCGCCGCATGAAGCAGCCGACCAAGGACGTGCTGCGCGCCAACCTGGGCAGCAACCTCCAGAAGCTGATCGAGGTCAGCAGCGAGAACGCGCAATTTCGCGCGAGCTGGTGCTGGCCGCTGTACGTCTGGACGAAGCGCCTGCGCACCGCGTTCGGCCGTGCCGGAAACGGCCGGGCATGACGGCATCGGTCAAGCGTTCGGCCTGGGCGCGGAGCCAAGCCAGCCAGATCCGTGCGCGGCTCGACGGCATTCACCGCAAGCCGGCCATTGGCGAGCGCGAGCGTAAGAGCAAAAGCGCTGCGATCCAGGCCAACGAGTACCAGGCCCGCAAGTTCGAACGCATCGCGGCAGCAGCAGAGAAGAGGGGGAATTGATGTACACGAACACCAACGCAGCCGACCCGCGCGCCGCGCGCCACGAGTTCCAGTCGCTGGACGACGCCACGCACTGGCTGCTGCTGCAGGGTGCTCCGTGGGCGAACGTGCACGTGGACGGCCAGGTGTGGTGCCTGGGCCGGGATGGCAGCGCAGAGCCGGTCCAGGGGAGGGGCTGACCATGGCCGAATTCGACAGTTTCACCGAGGCGACGCGCTCCGACCTGGAATGGTGGGGCTTCGAGTTCGCGCTGCACCGGGACTTCGACTACCTGGGGCTGGCCAGCAAGAACATGCTGCAGGTGCTGATCGAGCACCGCGGCGAGATGCCGCCGCCGAACGTGGGGTTCAAGCCGCTGGAGGTGGACGCCCGGGCCCAGCGCGTTGAGGACGTGATCGGCCGCATTGCGCGCGAGGACGTGGTCATGGCCTGCGTGCTGCGCGGCTATTACTGCGGCATGGGGCGCAAGAACATCGAGCGCATGGAGACGGCGAACAACCTGATCGCCAACGCTGGGCACCCGCCGCTGCGCCAGGGCGCCTATCTGACGCTGCGCGCGGCCGGCTTCGAGCTGGTCGGCCGCCGCCTGCGCCCGCAGATGGTCCGCCCGCTGCTGCAGGTGGTCGCATGACGAACTTCGCCGACGTGGGGGCATGGCTGCACGGCGCAGACATGGGGGAGCTGATTCAGGCCAAAGAGGCGCTGGACAGAGCTCTCCAGGTAAAGAAAGACGAGGATCGGATCCCGGCGCTTCGCGTCGAAGCTTGCGGCCTGATCGTCGCCTATTTCCGCCATGGTGAGGAAGCGAAAGCGCTGGAGTATCTGCTCCAGCACCGGGAGGAGATCGCCGGCGAAACGATATCGATCCGCCCGGTGCGACTCCTGCAGTCGGAGGCGGAGGCAGATCTAGCCCTGAGGTGGTGGTGATGCGCCACAGCACCGGCACGCCGACAGCCGAGGAGGTGGTGCGGTTCGAGCTGTCGAAGGAAGGGCCGTGCATGGCGTGCGTGGTGCGCATGGCAGCCGGCCTGCTGCCGCAGCAGCTGGTGGTGGTGGGCTGCGACTACAACCACTGCAAGAGCGGCAACCGCCGGCGCGGGCACCTGTTCGGCTACGCGCTGTGCGTGTGGCACCACCGGGCACACCCAATGCCGCGCCAGACGACCAGCAGCACCCGCGATAGCTACGGCCCATCGCTGATGGACGGGAGCGCGCTGTTTCACGAGACCTACGGCAGTGACGACGAGCTGATCGCGCTGCAGACCGAATGGATTGAACGACAACTGGTCATGGCATGAACGATATTGAGCAGAGGGCGCGGGAGTTGTTGGCGGGTGAATACGTCAAGGAAGGCCGCATGGCGTTGGCGCAAGAAACGATGTCGGGGCACGAACTCCGTGCACACGCGGAATACATCGCCATCCGCGCCATCGTCGCCGCCCTATCCCAGCAGCAGGCGGTGCCTGAGGACGTCAAGCGCGATGCGGAGCGGTATCAGTGGCTGCGCCGTGCCGATGCATGGCATGAGAACTACATCAATAAGCAGGGCGCCATATCAGCGATCTTCGTCAGCGACGGCAGCCGCGGGCACGCCACCGATCTAGAACGCCTAGATTCGGCAATCGACGCCGCCATGCTCGCTGCCAAGCCGGAGCTCACGGCATGAAGCGCGCGCTGAAACGGTGGTGGGTGTACCTGGCGGCGGTGCCGCTCGCGGACGGGAAGAGCGCGTTCCGCCTCGGTCGGGCTGTAGACCTGGCGGCCACGCTGAAGCAGGTGCAGGAAGCATGCCCGGCGCGCATCGCCAAGGTCTGGACCATGCCCACCTGTAGCGAACGCGCTGCGCACGCGGCCGTTGCCGGCATGGCGTCAGATCTCGGTAAGTACTGGCAGCACGGATCGTGGTTGCACATGCGCACGGATCAGGAGGCCGACAAGAGCGCAATGCGCCTCGCGATGGAGGCTGCCGGCACGCATGCGGACTGGCCTGACGGAGCCGGCGGGAAGCGCTGGCGCGAGTTTCGATTGGACGGATGAAAAAGATGCTTGACACCCAGGGGTCTTTATCCAAAATAAGCGCATTGGTGAGAAAAGCCCCTGCAGAGATGCCGGGGCTTTTTTCGTTCCAACTTTCGAGTCGGTAGTCATAGTGGATGCGCATCCAGGCAACAGGCCAGCCGTGAGGCTTCCCGCTGGAGTCACATAAAAGGGGTGTTCCGTGACGGCAGCACCTCAACGACGCACCTGCTGTGCCGGCTCAACTAGCATCCATGACTGATAGTCTTGCAGCTCCTTCAGGAGTGAAAAGACATGGCGAACGGAACAGCAGCGCTCAACGCGGCCTATGACTTGGTAAAAACTGCCCTCCAGGCAGGATGGCTTTCGAAGGTTGAAACAGGTGATGAGTTCGCAAGGCAAGTCGGTGCCGCGATGGAAGCGCTGCAAAGTAAGCATGCAGAGTTGCAAGACAAGCGCATCTGAGTAAAACGGCTGACGCTGTCAATATCGAGGCCTCTCCTTAAAAGGAGGGGCCTTTTCATTTAGAGGTGAAAATGCAACTGACCGCCCAACAACTGAAGCAGGCGGTGGGTTGCTCCGACCAGACTGCGGAGCGCTGGATCGAGCCGATCAGCGAGGCGTGCCGCCTATACGGCATCAGCACGCCGCGGCGGATGGCAGCGTTCTTGGCCCAGGTAGGACACGAATCCACCGGCCTCACCGCCGTGGTGGAAGGCCTGAATTACAGCCTCGAAAACCTGATCGACGCGTGCAAGCGCGCAAAGCCGAACAGCCGGTGGCGCTCATTGCTACCACGGGCCAAGGAGCTGGCGCGTAACTCGGTCGGCCTGGGCAATGCGGCTTACGCGAACCGCCTGGGCAACGGCGACGAAGCCAGCGGGGACGGCTACCTCTACCGCGGCCGTGGCCCGATCCAGAACACGGGACGCGCCAACTACGCCGGCATGCGCGACACGCTGCGCGCCAAGGGTGTGCGGGACGTACCGGACTTCGAGAAGCAGCCCGAGACGCTGGAGCAGCCCAAGTGGGGTGCCCTGGCGGCCGCGGCCTTCTGGGATACGCGCAACCTCAACCCACTGGCCGACGCTGGCCGCTTCGACGACATCACCGAGCGCGTCAACGGAGGCCAGAACGGCGCCGCCGATCGCCGCGCACGTTACGCCCGCGCACTGAAAGCATTGGGTGCTTGATGCCTGCAAAGTCCAAACCGGTGGTGCCGGCCATCAACCAGTTGCAGGGCGTTCTGTCGGTGCTGGACAACCGCACCAAACGACCCACAGCAGAGCTGCTGGGAACGATCCGCGAGATGGTGGGCGATGCCATTGCAGTGCTGCAGGAGCCGGACCCACTGCGCAAGCGCATCGGTTTCGTGCTGCTTGCGGTCCAACAGTCCACGCAAGTCAGCGTCCGGGAATTGAACGGCAAGCGGATCACGCGCGTGTCGGTGGTCGATCAGCAGCTCTACCACTGGGCGCTTGAGGAGATCCATAGCCTGGCTGGTGTCCGGTGACCTTCGCGACGCGGAACGTCGGCGCCGCACGCGTGGGGATTGCGGTTCTGGTGCTGTTCCTGTTGGGCATGGCCATGGCTGCATTAATTGCGGTGGCCATCCCGCCAGAGAACAAAGACTCGTTCGGCATGCTGATCGGCGGATTGAACAACGCCACTGGCATGGTGATCGGCTACTTCTTTGGAATGGCTCGAAGAGGGCCGGGCGGCTGACATGGCCGAGCGTTGGGATCGTGGACTACCGGAGAGGCCGAACATGCCCATGCAACTGAAACTCGCCATCGCTGTTGGTCTGCTCGCTCTCAGCTTCTGGGCCGGCTGGACATGGCGCGGCGACCGCGCTGAGACAGCGGCCGCAACCGGCCAAGCCGCAACTGGTAAGCAAGCCTTACACGTTGAGCAGGCCGCACGCGCGGCAGAGCACAACCAGGCCAAAGCAATGGCCGCTATCGGAGATGCCCATGAGCAAGACCGTGAGGCGGCCAAGGCCGTCCCTGATGCTGTTGTGGCTGACCTGCGCACTGGTGTGCTCCAGCTGCGCAACGACCTCGCCACCTGCAGCACTGACCTCCTGTCCCGTTCCGTCACCGGCGCCATCGAACGTGATGCGCACGCCCAACTACGAAGCGAGGTTGCTGGCGCTGCTGTTCAAGTCGTCCGAGACGCCGACGACCACGTCCGCGCCTGCCAAGCAGTCGTTGCCGCAGACCGCGCCAAGGTGATGCCATGACTCAGCAGCACTCCACACAACTGGATCGCATTGAGGAGAAGCTCGAGACGCTGATCGCTGCACTGGCTGGCGATGAGCAGGAGCAAGAGCAGGAGGAACCAGCGCGCACGCTCGATGGTGATCTGGCTGGTGGTGAGCGTGACCAATCAATGGGCCTGGACTGATGCCTGGCTTTCCGTCGCGGCACAAGCCGCTGCAGCAGATCGCGCCTGTGCACGTGGCGCAATCCCAGCCTGAGAACTACGGCAAGGGCCGCGGTGGCCGTCCATGGCGCCGCAAGCGCGACGCGATCATGAAGCGGGACAAGTACCTGTGCGTGCCTTGCGGCGCAGCTGGCCGCCTCAGGCCCGCGGAGGAGGTCGACCATGTCGTACCCCAGGCGGAAGGCGGCACGGGCGCAGAGGACAACCTGCAGGCCATCTGCTTGGACTGCCACGAGGCCAAGACGAAGGCCGAGGCCGCACGCGGCGCGAATCGTTCTCATCCACGCCGCGCAAAGCTGAACGTGAATCCTGAACGCTAATTATGAACAAAAGCTGAATGAAATATGAACGAGACAGCGGGGGGGAGGGGAAAAACTTTGACCCTTTCCAATCGGACACCGGCCGCTCAGCCAAATTTTCGCACGGTCAAAATTAGGATTTGAAAAATGAGAGGACGGAAGCCGACAGCTCCGGCCCTCAAGGTGATCGCCGGGACGGCCCGGCCGGACCGCGAGGTGCCGGACGTTCCCGAGTTCGACCTGATCGATGATTTTCCCGACGCCCCTCAGCATCTGAACGCCGATGGCGCCGCCATGTGGCGTGATCTCGGCCCGCAGCTGGTCGCGGCGAAGGTCTTGCAAGTCGTCGACCTCTACGCACTCCAGCAACTCTGCTACGCCTGGCAACGCATGGTGATGAAGCAGAAGGCGGGGATGGACATAACGGCCGCCGAGGACACCGCCTTCAAGGCGCTGATGTCCGAGTTCGGCATGACTCCCGCCAGCAGGCGCAAGGTGAGCTCGGGTGGCGACAGCAAGAAGCCCGGCAACAAGTTCGCCGCGCTCGCCGCGCCGAGCAAGTAAGCCTGCTGCCAAGAAGGCGCCAGCGAAGAAGCAGGGCAGGGCCGCGCCGCGCGCTCGCAAGCTGGATCCGTCCGACTATGTCGGCGTGGCCATTGCGTACGCGCAGGAAGCGATCGCCGACAAGAAGGGGTTGCGGTTCGGCAAGCTGATCCGGCAGGCCGCGCGGCGGTTCATCGATGACTTGGCGCGCGCGAAGAGGCGCGGCGCACCCTTCCGGTTCTCTCCGGAGCATGCGTGCCATGCATGCGGGTTCATCGAGCTGCTGCCACACGTCGAAGGCAAGTGGGAAACGCCAGAGATTCGGATGCACCGGTCGCACGTGTTCTTCGTCGTGCAGCTGTTCGGTTTCCGGAAGCCTGACGGATCCAGGCGCTTCACCTCCGCGTTGTTCGCGGTGGCGCGCAAGAACGCGAAATCGACGCTGGCGTCGGCAATCCTGCTGTACTGCCAGTGTTGCGAGAACGAGGAGGGCGCGCAGGTCATCTCGGCGGCAACCACCTTCCCGCAGGCGTCGATCATTTTCAACGTCGCCAAGAGGATGGTGGAGAAGACGCCAGACCTGCGCGAGGCCTATGGCCTGGAGACCTGGGCGAAGTCGATCACGCGGATGGAGATCGGCGCGAGCTTCAAGCCAATCCACGCAAAGGCCAGCACGCAAGACGGCCTCAACCCGTCGCATGTCGGCCTGGATGAGATCCACGCCCACAAGACGCCGGACCTGCTCAACGTGCTGCAGTCGGCCGCGGGCGCGCGCCAGAACCCGCTCTGGCTGTTCACCACCACCGAGGGCTACACCAACCCCGGGCCCTGGGCGGAGATCAGGCAGTTCGTGAAGCAACTGCTGGGGGGCGTGTTCGGCCACGAGGCCGATCACTACCTTGCGCTGTTCTACGCGATCGACGAGGAGGACAAGGCAACCGGCCGCAAGGCCGACGACACGTTCGACGAATCGAAGTGGATCAAGGCGAATCCACTGATCGACTCGAACCCGCACCTGCTGGCCGCCATCCGTAAGGAAGCGGTCGAAGCCAAGCGGATGCCGTCGAAGCTGGCCGAGTTCGAAATCAAGCGCGTCAACCGCCCAGCGGCTTCGGCCAACAGCTGGGTGGCGCTGCCGAAGTGGAACGCGTGCGTGGGCGTGGTTGACCTAGAGGCATTGCGGGACGTGCCTTGTTGGGGTGGTCTGGATCTGGCGAGCACGCGCGATCTGACCTCGTTGCGTCTGGTGTGGCGCGTCGGTGATCAGATCATCACTTGGGGGAGGCGATGGGTTCCCGCCGCGGCGGTAGCGCAGCGGACCGAGCGAGGCACCGTCCCTTATGCCGGGTGGGTTGCGTCGGGCCTGATGGAGCAGACCGAGGGCGAAGTCACCGATTACGCAGCGATCGAGCGTGCAGTGCTTGAGGTCGTGGAGCGCTTCAACGTCCAGTCGATTGCCTTCGATCGCTGGAACGCGACGGAGATGGTCAGCCGTTTGGTAGCCGCCGAGGTGCCGCTGGTTGAGTTCATCCAGGGCACCAAGTCGTATCACCCAGCGATGCAGGAGCTAGAGCGCGCCTATATCGGCGGCAAGCTGGTACACGACGGCGACCCAGTGCTCACGTGGTGCGCTTCGAACCTGGTGGCGCGCACCGATCAGAACTTGAATATGGCGCCGGACAAGAAGCGCTCGGCAGAGAAGATCGATGACATGACAGCTCTGCTGATGGCAGTAGGTCTGGCGTTCGCCAGCGAAGGCAACGAAGAAGGTGATTTCAATGACTGGCTCAGCAACCCGGTGAGGACTGGAACGCGATGAAAACCCAACCGAGGACCGGCGTGATGCGGCGGATTGCTGCAGCTGTCGACGGCTGGGTGCGTTCGTTTTCGCCCAAGGACAAAGAGCTCTATGTCGACCGGCAGACGGAATCAGAGACGGGTGCGGAGGTAACGGCCAAGACGGTTTTGCAGGTGGATGCAGCCTGGTCCTGCGTTAGGCTGATCTCCGAAACAATCGCGACGCTCCCGTTGTCGATGTTCGAAAGAACGTCAGGTGGCAAACGCGTTGCCGGGCAGCATCCCTTGCACTTTGTCATCCACGACCAACCCAACGCCGATTCGACCGCGTCTGTTTTCTGGGAGGCGATGGTGGCCGCTATGCTACTGCGCGGCGCGGCGCATGCCGAGAAGCTCTACGCCGGCACTCGCCTAATCGGTCTGTCGTTCCTGGACCCGGACAAGCTGGTGGTGAACCGCGACATCGAGGGCCGCAAGATCTTCGTGTATCCGCGGACTGACGGCTCTCGCCGCGTCATCCCGCGCGATCGCATCTGGATCATTCCCGGCTTCACGCTCGACGGCCTGAACGGGGTTTCGGTGATCAGCTATGGCGCCAAGGTGTTCGGCGCCGCGATCGCCGCTGACAGGGCCGCAGCCCGCACATTCAAGAATGGCCTGCTGCAAACCGTCTACTACAAGGTCGCAAGCTTCCTGAAGCCGGAACAGCGCGACGAGTTCAAGAAGAACCTGATGGGCACGATCGAGCGAGGCGAAACGCCGCTGCTCGAGGGAGGCACCGAGGCAGGGAGTCTGGGAATCAAACCGAGTGACGCACAGCTGCTGGAATCGCGGGCGTTCTCGGTGGAATCGATCTGCCGCTGGTTCCGTGTTCCGCCCTGGATGGTTGGCCACACCGAGAAAAGCACGAGCTGGGGCAGCGGCATCGAGCAGCAGATGATCGGGTTTCTGACATTCACGCTGGGCCCTTGGCTCCGCCGGATCGAACAGGCCATCAGCAAGGACCTGTTAAGCGCCGGCGAGCGAACGCGCTACTACGCGAAATTTGCGGTCGAAGGCCTTCTGCGCGCGGACAGCGCCGGCCGTGCTGCCTTCTACGCCGCCATGGTGAACAACGGCATCCTGACCCGCGACGAGGTACGCGAGTTAGAAGACCGGGAGCCGATGGGTGGGAATGCTGCGGTCCTGACCGTGCAGTCGGCCATGTTGCCGCTCGACGCGCTGGGACAGAACGATCAGCAGGCGCAGCAGGTCCGCGCCTCGCTCCGCGCCCTCCTGGGCATTGAAGAACCCGCCACCGCGCGGGACTGAGGAACCGAGATGACGATAAAGACGCTGCCGGGTGCTCCGGAGGGTCGGCCCTGCGCCGCAGTCAGCAGCCAGATCCAGCCGCGCGCTATGGATCGCTGGAATGCAGGCGTGCGCGCCGCAGCCGAATCCGATGAGGAGCGGACCATCAGCGTCTATGACGTCATCGGCCAGGACTATTGGACGGGCGAGGGAGTCACGGCCAGGCGCGTGGCCGGCGCGCTGCGCGCAATGGGAAAGGGGCCGGTCACGGTCAATGTGAACTCCCCCGGCGGCGACATGTTCGAGGGCTTGGCCATCTACAACCTGCTGCGTGAGCACGAGGGCGAGGTCACCGTGAAGGTGCTTGGCCTGGCCGCATCCGCGGCGTCCATCATCGCGATGGCTGGAGACACGGTGCAGATAGCGCGCGCCGGCTTTCTGATGATCCACAACGCATGGGTCATGGCCGTCGGCAACCGTAACGACCTGATCGAGGTGGCCGACACGCTCAAGCCCTTCGACGACGCGATGGCCAGCATCTACGCGGCACGTACCGGCCAGGACCAGAAGTCCATGGCCAAGCTCATGGACGCGGAGACCTGGATCGGCGGCGAAGCCGCGATCGAAGAGGGCTTCGCCGACGAGCTTCTGGCCAGTGACCAGGTCGAGCGAGGAGCGGCAAAGGCGAGCGCATCGGCCGTTCGCCGGATCGAGTCGGCGCTGCGAGCCAGCGGCCTGCCGAAAAGTGAGGCCGTTCGCCTCATCAGCGAGTTCAAGTCCAGCGCGGGTGATCCCGCTGGCGGCGGTGAGGGAGATCCCACCGGACGCGGCAATCAAGTCGCCACCCCTGCGGAACTGTCCGCACTTCGTGATTTTTCCATCTCCGCATAAAGGAACACAGTAATGACGACCGAAATCCAGGCCGAGCTCAAGCGCATCGGCGATGACGTAAAGGCAATGGCCGAAAAAGCCAGCTCCGAAATCAAAGCCAGCTCCAAGATGGCCGAAGACACTCGCGCAAAGGTCGACGAGTTGCTTCTGAAGCAAGGCGAGCTGCAGGCCAACCTGCAGAACGCCGAGCAGCAGATCGCCAAGATCGAAGCCAACGGTGCCGGCGGTGACGTCCAGCATCAAAGCTACGGGCAGCAGTTCGTCGGCAGCGAAGAGTTCAAGGCGTTTGCCGGGAAAACCACGCCACGTGGTCGCGTGGATATGACCTTCCAGGCCGCCATCACCTCGCTCACCACCGATGCCGATGGCTCGGCCGGGGATCTCGTGCAGACCACCCGGCTCCCGGGGGTAATCGCACCGCCGGATCGCCGCCTTACCGTCCGTGACCTGATCACCCCGGGCCGGATGGACGGTAACGCGCTCGAATACGTGAAGGAAACCGGCTTCACCAACAACGCCGGTATGGTCGCCGAGACCGCGAAGAAGCCCGAGTCCTCCTTGAAGTTCGACATGGTGAGCACGACCGCGAAGGTCATCGCGCACTACATGAAGGCGTCGCGCCAGATCCTGAGCGATGCATCGCAGCTGGCCAGCTACATCGACGGCCGCCTGCGCTATGGCCTGGCCTTCAAGGAAGAGCAGCAGCTGCTGAGCGGCGACGGTACCGGCCAGAATCTGCTGGGCATCATCCCGCAGGCATCTGCCTACGCATCGCCTCTGGACATTGCCGACGCCACCATCATCGACCAGGTGCGCCTGGCGATGCTCCAGGCGCAGCTGGCGGAGTTCCCGGCTAGCGGTATCGTGATGAACCCGATCGACTGGGCGCGCATCGAGCTGCTGAAGGACACCACGGGCCGCTACATCATCGGCAATCCGCAGGGCACCATCGGCGCCTCGCTCTGGAATCTGCCGGTGGTAGCAACGGCCGCCATCGCGGAGGACAAGTTCCTGACCGGTGCCTTCCGTCTGGGCGCGCAGGTGTTCGATCGCTGGCAGGCGCGTGTCGAAGTGGCCACCGAGAACGAAGACGACTTCATCAAGAACATGGTCACCATCCTGGCGGAAGAGCGCCTCGCCCTGGCCGTGTATCGCCCTGAGGCCTTCATCTACGGCGACTTCGGCAACATCGCCTAATCCAACGGGGCCTGCTCCAGCAGGCCCACTTCTGGGAGAGCGACATGCTCATCAAGTTCAAGAGTCCCGACCCGCGCGCCGGCATGACTGTCCAAATGGATTCCAGCTTGGCGCAAAGGTTCATCGACGAGGGTAGGGCCAGCAAGGCGGCAGAGGGCGGGGATTCTGCGGCGGAGGCGAATGCGCCTGCATCCGACGCTGGGACCTCCACTGCAAAGAAGTCCGTGGCGAAAAAAGTTTCGGCCGGCAAGGCAACCTGAGCCATGGAGCTAGTAAGTATCGAACAGGCCCGGCAGCACTGCCGGGCTGACAGTTCCGACGACTCGCTGCTGACCGTCTACGTTGACGCCGCAGAGCAGGCCGCCCAGGATTTCCTCAACCGGCGCGTCTATCCTGATGCGGATACGCTGGCATCGGGCGTTCTCGATGGAACAGCCGGTTACGACCCAATCGTCACCAACCCCTCCATCACTGCAGCTGTGCTTTTGATTGCTGGTCATCTGTTCCGCAATCGGGAAGCTGTGACCAGTGAGACCGTCAACCAGCTACCGATGGGCGCGCACGCTTTGCTCTGGCCACATAGGGTCGGACTAGGCGTATGAGCTTGGCTGCTGGAAAGCTGCGCCATCGTGTCCGCATTGAGAAACAGGTCACCGCGCGTGACGACGATGGTGTCCAGACCACAACCTGGCAGCCGGTCCACGTCGGCACCTTGGCAGCCGCGATTGAGCCGCTGTCCGCGCGGGAATTCATCGCCGCTGGCGCCGGGCAGGGCGAGATCACTGCCCGCATCACCATCCGGTACCGCGCTGGCATTCTGGCCAGCATGCGCGCGGTGCAAGTGCGCAACGGCGCCGATGCCGAGATCTACAACATCCAGGGTGCACTCGCCGATCGCGAGAGTGGCCTGGAGTATCTGACGCTGCCGGTTTCGACCGGCACCAATGACGGACAGTAGGAATGCGCGTCGAGTTGAACATCCAGGGTGTTGACGGCGTGCTGGGCGTGTTGCAGTCGTTACCTGCTGAGGTGGTGAGTAAGCGTGGCGGACCGGTGAAGCTGGCACTCGCCAAGGGTGCGCGCCTGCTTCGCGACCGCGCGAAGGAAAATCTCAAGCGCCAGATCACGAACGCAGGTGCAGATAGCACCGGAACGACCGTGAAGGCGGTGATCGCCAGCCGCGGCAAGGCCCCCACCGATTCAAAGGGCGAGCGGTATCTGGTGCGGGTCAAGCGCGTCTCCTTCATCAATGCGAAGGGCTCGCACACGAGCGCGCGCCGCGCGGCTCAGCTGATGGAATACGGGTCCGCCTTGCAGCCGGCCCGGCCCTGGCTACGTCCAGCCGTGCAGCAGCATGGGGCACAGGTGATCGATGTGGTGACCAAGGATCTCCTGAAGCGCCTTGATCAGATAACCCAGAAGCTTGCCCAGCAGCAAGGCGGGGCGCGCTGATGCTGCCCAAGGTCTATCGCACCATCCGCACGCCGGCGGTGGCCGCCATCGTTGACGACCGCATTGGCCGGCATGGTGAAGTGGCGCAGGACGAGCATCGCCCCTACATCGTGTGGCAGGTAGTCACCGGCTTGCCGTACGACACGCTCAGCGAGGCGCCGCGCGGTGACGCCACCAGCGTGCAGATCGACTGCTATCACGCGGCCGATGCCGGCGTTGAGGAGCTGGCCCTGGCCGTGCGCGCCGCGCTCGACGCACTGCTTATCGTCAACCGTGTGGTCATCAATAACCGGGACTCGGAAACGAGGCTCTACCGCATCGGCCTCGAGGCCGATTTCATCGACCAGCGCTGACGCCTGGTCGCTTCTACACAGCCGCCCTCGCGCGGCACACATGAGGATTCAGCCATGACCGAGGGCGTCGTCAAGACCCAGGGCACGCACCTGTTTTTCGTCGATCCGGACGCCGCTGGCGGCCCGGCCATCACCAAGTTCGCATGTCCCACCGGTGCGTCAGGTCTGGGCGGCGCTGCCGACCAGATCGAGGACACCTGCCTCGATGCGACTACGGACCGGACCTACCAACGCGGCCTGGGCAATCCCGGCCAGGTGTCGATGCCGTTCAACTACATCCCGAGCAACGCATCGCACGACGCGCTGTTTGCGCTGAAGGACAGCGGCAAGGTGGTGGATTGGTACATCGGTCTGAGCGATGGCACCGCCGCGCCCACGCTGAGCGTTGACGACGCGCTTGTGCCGCCGCTGGCCACCGCGCGCTCGGGCTTCGCGTTCAAGGGCTACGTGGCCGACGTGAACATCGACATCGCCACCAACGAGATCGTGCGCGGCACGGTCATCGTCCAGCGCAGCGGCGGCGTTACGCGCTACGGCAAGCCGCTGGCGGCCTGATTCCATCCTGTGGCGCCGGCTCCGCGCCGGCCCACAACTACCCACGGATATCGCAATGACCAATCCCGTCCAAACCGCGCCGCCGCTATTCGATGCCTCGCTGTTCGTCTCGCCCGATGTGCACACGCGCCAGGTGAAGCTCGCAGACGGCAAGGAGCACACCATCCATATCCGCGAGCAGCTGGCCGGTGTCGTGCGCGCGTTCCTGTCAGGGCAGACCAGCGAAGACCCCGAGAAGCAGGCCGACTCGATGGCGCGGATCATCGCCAAGGCGGTCTGCACGGAAGACGGAAAGCCTGCGCTGACGCTGGAACAGGCCCGCAATCTGAAATTCTCGGTGCAGATCGCTTTCGCTGCTGCCATCAGCGGGGTGCACAGTTACCAGGGAAACGTGAGCTTGCCGACCGAGGAAGCGGCGAGTGGTTCCGATACACCCTCGCTCTAGCGCTGGGGAAGACGCTCGCCGAGATCGACGCGATGCCGGAACGAGAGCTATCCGGATGGCGCACCTACTACTCGCTATATCCCTTTGACGATCTTCACCGGCACCACCGCCCGGCCGCGATCATCGCCGCCTCGATGGGCGGCAAGTTCGACCAGGTGCTCTCTGCCCTGGCGCCAGAACCAACCGACCCCGAGCTAAGCGATGCCGACCGCGACATGTTGCGCGCGCTCGGCTTCGACCGCTGATAGGAATCCCTGATGGCAACTGCCGGTTCAATCATCGTCGACCTGCTGATGCGGACGGGCTCTTTCGAGACCGATACCGACCGTGCGCGCCGGTCCATCCGTAATGTCGGCGACGATTCCAGGTCCACCTCTGCCTTGGTGGCATCGAGCTTCGCGAAGATCGGCGGGGCGGTCGTCGGCGGCCTGGCCGTTGCTGGCACCGCCATGCTCAACTGGACCCGTGAGCTATCGTTGCTCGCCGGCGAGGTCGAGAAGTTCGCCCGGATCTCTGGCACCACCGAGCAGAACTTCCAGCGGCTTGCCGCCGGCGCAAGCACAGTGGGTGTGGCGCAGGATCAGCTGACCGATATCTTCAAGGACACGCAGGAGAAGATCGGCGAGTTCCTGCAGAGCGGTGGCGGCGAGCTGCAGGACTTCTTCACCAACATCGCTCCGAAGATCGGCCTGACGGCGAAGGAGTTCCGCAATCTCAGCGGCCCGGAGGCGCTGCAGAAGTACTACAGCGCCCTGGAAAAGGCCGGTGTCTCGCAGGACGGGATGATCTTCTACCTGGAGGCCATCGCCAGCGACGCCACGCTGCTGGCTCCGCTTCTGGCCAAGAACGGCGAGGGTTTCCGGAAGTGGGGCGACGAGGCTGAGCGCCTGGGCGTCGTGCTGGATGCGCAGACCACGAAGTCCATCAAGGAGCTGCGCGCCCAGACAGCCGAGATGGATCTGGCCTTCCAAGGCCTGAAGAATCAGGTGGGCGCGGAGCTGTTGCCGCAGGTCAAGGAGCTGACCGCCTTTCTCGGTTCGGACAGTACCAAATCCGCATTCGTTTCGATCACGCAGTTCGTCGGCGGGCTGACGGCCGAGATGGCGAACGGCGTCATCATGATGGTCAATTACATCGGACGGGTGAAGGAGCTGCGTGGTCTCGACACAGGGAGCGCGATCGGTGACGCCAGCACGGGGGCACTGACCGCGCAAATGGCTAGGGTGCAGGAAAGGCTTGATGGAGCGCGCAGCCGCACTACCGGTAATTTCGGCCTTCCGTTGACCGACGGGCAGGAGCTGAAGCGCCAGCAGCAGATCAACGATCTGATTGCAGAGCGTATGAGGCTTCAGCGCGAAATCACGGCTCGCAATCGCCCAGAGGTCAAGCTGCTGGAGAACGGCGCGCTCCCGGACGATTCAGCGCTGGTGCGCCCCGCCAAGACGGCAACCTTCGAATACACCGATAAGGAGGCGGGCAAGGCTGCGGCCGAGCTTCAGAAGACCTACACCGCGATGTCGGCGGAGCTGGCCAAGCAACTGGCGCTCACCGGCCAGAACACCGAATACGCAAAAGTCCTTTACGAGATCCAGAGCGGTTCACTCAAGGGCATTACCGGTGGGCAGGCGGAAAGCCTGCTGCAGCTCGCCCAGATCAAGGACGTCAACGAAGACATTGCGGCGATATACGGTTCGACCGACGAGAAGGTCAACAGTTACCTCGCGAGCTTGGAGCGCGAGCTGGCGCTGCATGGGCAGATCGGCGAGGCCGCCAAGGTTGCTTACGACATCCGAGCAGGCGCGTTCGGCGCGCTGAGCGAGGAGCAGGCCCGGCTCCTGGAGAGCTACGCTGCGACAAAGGACGCGATGGATGACTACGCAGCCATCTACGGCGAAAGCTACGACAGCATGATCGCCAAGACCAAGGAGAGCAGCGACGTCATCAAAGAGTTCAGCCTGGAGGCCGCACGCAGCGCGCAAGGCGCTTTCTCCGACTTCCTGTTCGACCCATTCGAGGAAGGCTTGGGCGGCATGGCCAAGGGGTTCGCCAAGACCATCCAGCGCATGCTGGCGGACCTGGCATCTTCTCAACTGCTGAAGGCCCTGGGCACGATGGCCGCCAGCTCCGGGAACAGCTGGGTGGCGGCGATCGGTGGTGCGATTGCAGGAAGCCGCGCGGGCGGCGGTCCGGTCGCCGCTGGCGCGCTGTACGAAGTGGGCGAAGGCGGCCGGCCGGAGATGTACGAGGCCGGCGGCCGCACCTACATGATCCCGGGCAACCAGGGCGGCCGCGTAGTGCCGATCACTGCGGGCCGGCCGGTTACGGACGCCACCACAGGGATGGGCGGCGGGCTGACACTCAACGCGAACTACGTGATCAACAGCGACGGCAGTGCCAGCGGCGAAACGCAGGGCGACCAGAGCGACATGCTGCGCGCGCTCAACCAAATGATCCAGCCCATGGTTGTGCGCGTGCTGCAGCAGCAGATGCGGCCGGGCGGGCTCTTCGCGCCAGGTGGCGCCCGTGGCTGAGGTCTTCACCTGGCCGGTCCGCACAGAGGCCAGCGGCAATGTCACGCTCGCGGTGCGTGCTGCGCAGTTCGGCGATGGCTATCGGCAAACATCACCCGACGGAATCAATCCCAAGCGGCAGGTCTGGAACATTTCGCGCGTCGGCAAGGAGGATCTGATCAAGCAGATCTCGGCCTTCCTCGATGCGCACGCTGGCAGGTCCTTCCTGTGGACACCGCCGCTGTCAGTGCAGGGGTACTACCAGTGCACCGCATACAACCCGGTCGCTCACGGCGGGGGCAACTACACGCTGTCGGCCACCTTCGAACAACAATTTCAGCCGTAAGGGCACTGCATGGCACGCCAAGCAATCGATCAAACGACTGTCAATCCGGACGGCAGCATCGGCGACGACGCCTTTACTGCTTTCGGAAAAGTCAACGAGATGACGCTGGAGCTCTTCGGCGAAAAGTTCACTTCCTATCGAACTGGCCTCGGCGTTGAGTGGGTCAATGGGGCCACATTGAGGGTGCTCCCCGGTGCGGCCTTCGTTCCGAGCGTTCAGCGGATCGTTGCTCTGGCAACGGACACCACTGTTCCCATTTCGGGGGTGCCATCCAACACGTTTGCGCACCTTTATCTGACGGCGGCCGGCTCGATCGAGGTGTCAACAACTGCGCCGAGCACGCGCTACTCCGGCCGGGCGCGCACAAAGACGGGTGACGCTTCGAGGCGTTACATATTCAGCTTTCGAGTTGGCGGAACCGACGTGACACGATTCACTCACCACGCTGAAGCTGGATTGGTCTTCTGGGTTGCGTCTATCAATTCGGCGCCATTCTTACTCGCCAGCGCTGTGGCGGCCACGACGGCCACGACCGTTTCCGCCGCTAACGCGACACCAGTCACCGCGGTTTCGGTGCTTCTGTCGTTGCTTAACTTCGGATCCTCCGGTGCGTACGTGCTGCTCAGCAATAGCGAGGGCCCTGTTCCGCCTTCTGGGTATCTGGCAGTCGTAGGACCAGGGACGGGCGATCCGGAGCTTCCGCTGGATGCTTCGCGAAATTACACCTACGCATATGACGCAACGGGGAACAGCTCGTTCCATCGCTGCCGCGGCTATCGATTCGAGAGGTGACAGGCATGTACGCAATCAATGGCGCAGGCTTCCGCGCGATCAGCGAGGCATCGGACCTGCAGGCAGGCGAGGTGCTCTCCTTGGAGTTCCCTGAGCACCTGATCGGTCCGCCCAGGACTCTGGAAGGGCTGAAGCAGGCCGCGAAGGCGCGGGCCACGCAGTTACGCTGGGAATGCGAGACCGGCGGCGTCACGATCGGTGGCGTGCAGGTCGGCAGCACCACGGAGGACCAGAACCGCATCAGCACGGTGCTTGCCGCCGCCGATCTGGGCACGGTGGATCAGGTCGACTTCAAGGCGAATAGCGGTTGGGTGACGCTGACGCTCGCCGAGATCCGCGGCATTGCAGCGGCAATCAGTGCGCATGTGCAGGCCTGCTTCAGCGCTGAGCGTGCTCACCACGAGGCCATCGAAGCCCTGGAATCGCTCGAGTCCCTACAATCCTATGACGTGGCCGCCGGCTGGCCTTCATGAGCATCCTTGCCGACATCCAGACGCTGGAGCCGGGCGGGCGCGTCACGGTATTTGAACTTGATGCTACCGCTCTCGGCGCCGACTCGCTGCTGTTCCATGCGCACCTCCAGAGCACCCCGATCGTATGGCAGGGACAGGTTTACGACCTCTGGCCGGTCGAGGCCACCGGCTTCGAACGCACCAGCGACCAGCCGCCGAACCCGCGCCTGCGCGTGGGTAACGTCGACGGAACCATCACAGCGCTGTGTCTGCTGTTCGACGACCTGGTAGGCGCGCGCATTGTTCGTCGGCAGACGCTGGCGAAATATCTTGACCCGGTGAACTTCGCCGGTGGGAACCCAACGGCTGACCCCGAAGAGCATTTCCCAGACGAGATCTGGTTTATCGAGCGCAAGGTCAGCGAAGACCACGAGGTGGTCGAGTTCGAGCTGGCCACCGCAGCGGACCTCAACGGTGAGCAGTTGCCCGGCCGCCAGATCATCGCCAACACCTGCAGCTGGATCATTCGCGGCGGCTACCGCGGCCCGTACTGCGGGTACAACGGCCCGCCTGTCGCTGACATCAACGACAACCCGGTGAACGATCCGTCTCTGGATGTCTGCGGCGGCAAGGTCCGCTCCTGCAAGTTGCGCTTTGGCGCGAATAACCCGCTGCCTTACGGCGGCTTCCCGGCGGCAGGCCTGTTGCGCACGTAGCGCGCGGCTTCCATCCATCACACCAAGGCCCGCCATGTGCGGGCCTTTTTCATGGGCGACCATATGGAACACGCAACGCTTCTGGCCATCCAGGCGCACGCCGCGGCCGAATACCCGCGCGAGTGCTGCGGGCTGATTGTGCTTTCGGACGTCGGGGAGCATTACCGGCAGTGCCGCAATGCGGCTAACACGCCCAGCGAGCATTTCATCCTGCCGGCCGAGGACTATGCCGCTGCGGAGGATGCCGGCCAGGTTGTGGCGCTGGTGCACAGCCATCCCAACGCGTCGGCGCATGCTTCGGATGCGGACAAGGCGATGTGCGAAGCCAGTGGTCTGACCTGGCACATCATCAGTGTTGGACAGATCGACGGCGTGCCGGAGTGCGGCGAGGTGCAGACCATCCAGCCGAGCGGATACGTCGCGCCGCTGGTGGGGCGCCAGTTCGCCCACGGCGTGCTCGACTGCTACACGTTGGTGCGCGACTTTTACTCGCGCGAGCTGGGCATCGAACTTTCGCAGTACGAACGCGCTGACGACTGGTGGAACAACGGTGGCGACCTCTACGCGCTGGAGCGGCTGCAGGCCGAGGGCTTCTTCGAGATTCAGGACGATCCGCAGCGCGGCGACATGATCGTGATGCAGGTCCGTGCGCCGGTGCCGAACCATACGGGCGTCTACCTGGGCGAGGGACAGATGCTGCACCACCTCGCGGACCGCTTGTCCGCGCGCGTGCCCTACGGCGGGTACTGGGCAGACCGCACCGTGCGTGTCGTGCGCCACAAGCTCGCCGCCGGCGGTGCTGCATGAGCATGCATGCAGTGCCCAAGGTGCGTGTCGTTCGGCTGTACGGCGTGCTGCGCGCCAAGTTCGGCAAGGAGTTTCGGCTGGCAGTAGCATCGCCGGCCGAGGCGATCAGCGCACTGTCGGTGCAGCTTCCCGGCTTCCAGGCGTTCCTGATGGGCGCCAAGGACCGTGGCCTGACGTTCGCCGTGTTCAATGGCCGCCGCAACCTGTCCGAGGATCAGCTGCACGACCCGCCCGGCGATGATGCAATCCGCATCGCTCCGGTGCTTCAGGGTTCGAAGCGCGGAGGTGTGCTGCAGACGATCGTGGGCGCAGTACTGATAGTCGCGGGATTGGTGCTGAGCGCCTATGGCTTGGGAGTGGTGGGTGTCCCCCTGACCAACGCTGGCATCGCGATGGTCATCGGCGGCGTGGTGCAGATGCTTTCCCCAACGCAGAAGGGGCTGGGGACGCAGGACAGCCCCGACAACCGACCTAGCTATGCGTTCAACGGGCCTGTGAATGTCCAGGCCCAGGGTAACCCGGTCCCTCTCGCTTACGGCCGCTGCTGGATTGGGTCGGCCGTCATCAGCGGAGGCATCTTCGCCGAGGACCAGCAATGAGTGGGGATGCTCAGGACCTAGCCCCAGTGCTGCACGGAGCTAAGAAAGGGGCGAGCTCCGCGCGGACTCCCGTGGAGACGCCTGACAGTTTGCAGTCGATCGCGTACGCGAAAATCATCGACCTATGGAGCGAGGGAGAGGTCAAGGGGCTGATCAACGGGGCGAGGTCGGTATTTCTGGATGGCACGCCACTACAGGGAGAGGATGGATCGTTCAATTTCCAAGGCGTCCGCTTTGAAACTCGGATGGGCACCCAGGATCAGGAGCACCTGGCAGGTTTCCCGAGCGTTGAGAACGAGAACTCGGTGAATGTAGAGCTGCGCGGCGATCAACCCGTCGTGCGTAGCTTCACCAATCCAGACCTGTCCGCGATCCGCGTGCGCATTGCGGTGCAAGCGCTGCAGAAGACCAACACCACAAACGGCGACATTGAGGGCTACAGCGTCAGCTACGCAATTGACGTGGCCACTGACGGCGGCGCCTTCAACACGGTGATTTCGAATGCCTTCACCGGCAAGACCACTACCCTCTACGAGCGCAGCCACCGTGTAGATCTTCCCGCTGGCAGCCAGTGGCAGATTCGGGTTCGGCGCCTGACGCCAAATGCCAACAGCGCTGTCATCGCCGACACCACGCTAGTCCAGTCGATGACGGAAATCATCGACGCCAAGCTGCGCTATCCCAACTGCGCGCTCGGGGCGCTGGAAGTAGATGCCAGCCAGTTCCAAGCCATCCCGTCTCGTGCCTATTGGGGTGAATGGCTGATCGTATCGGTCCCGAGCAACTACGATCCTGACGCTAGGACTTACACGGGGATATGGGATGGCAGCTTCAAGCCGGCCTGGACCAACAACCCGGCGTGGGTGTTCTATGACATGGTCACTAAGGACCGATATGGCCTCGGTCACCGGATCCCGGCCGCATGGGTGAACCGGTGGCGCCTTTACCAGATCGCACAGTACTGCGACCAAATGGTCAGCGACGGTATGGGCGGGCAGGAGCCGCGCTTTACTTGCAACATGTACCTGCAGACCAGGCAGGACGCCTACAAGATGCTGCAGGACATGGCCGCGGTGTTCCGGGGCATCACCTATTACGCCGCCGGGCAAGTGCTCGCGTCGGCGGACATGCCGCAGGATCCGGTTTACACGTTCAACCAGACCAACGTCATCGAAGGTCGGTTTGTGTATTCCGGCTCAGCGCGCAAGGTGCGCCACACGGTCGCCCTGGTGTCCTGGAACGACCCGGATGACTTTGGCCGAGCTAAGGTCGAGACGGTCGAGTATCGGCCGGGCATCGCCCGCTACGGCATCCAGCAGGTCGAAGTTGCAGCCATGGGCTGCACGTCGCGTGCGCAGGCGCAGCGCATCGGGCTGCACATCCTGTACACCGAGAACCTGGAGACCGAAACCGTCTCGTTCAGCGTGGGCCTGGAGGGCGTGGTCCCGCAGCCTGGCGACATCATTGAAGTGGCCGACCCGAAGCGGGCCGGGCGCCGCAATGGCGGACGAATCAAGGCTGCCGGCGCGCACTCCGTCGATCTCGACGTGGTGCCGCCGGGGCTGAGCGTGGGCGACACGATCCGCGTGCTGGGCAGCAATGGCCGCAGCCAGGGGCGGACGATCAGCGGCATCGCTGGTAGCACCGTCTCCGTGGCAGTGCCGTGGGACAGCGTGCCGGTGGCCACCTCGGTATGGGCGGTGTCCACCGCCGAACTCGCCTTGCAGATGTTCCGCGTCCTGGCAGTCGCTGATGGCGACGGGACCGAGAACGCCATCACCTACCAGATAACCGCGCTGGAGCACGTCCCGCAGAAGTTCGCCGCGATCGACGATGGCGCGCGTGTCGAGCTGCCGCCGATCAGCATCATCCCGCCCGGCCTGCAGCCGCCGCCCACCAACGTGCGGTTGTCGTCGCACAGCTTTGTCGAGCAGGGCATTGCCCAGCACGTGCTGACGATTGCCTGGGATCCAGCCGAAAAGGCCATCGCCTACGACGTCGAATGGCGGCGGGACGACATGGCCTGGGTGAAAGCCGGGCGCGCGACCACCAGCAACCTGGAGGTGCGCGGCATCTATGCCGGGCAATACCTTGCGCGCGTGCGCGCGGTGAACGCGCTCAATGCGGTGTCCATGCCGGCGATGTCCGCGCTCACCGAAATCACCGGCAAGACCGAGCCGCCACCTTCGCTGGCCAGCCTCACCGCCGCGGGCATCATCTTCGGCATTGAGCTGTCCTGGTCGTTCCCGCAAGGCGCTACCGATACCGAGCGCACCGAGATCTGGCACAGCCCGGCCAACAATCTGGAGGCGGCAACCAAGCTTGGCGATTTCGCCTACCCGCAGGCGAAGCACTCAATGCTCGGCCTGGCCGCAGGCGCGCGGTTCTTCTTCTGGGGCCGCTTGGTGGATCGAAGCGGGAACATCGGTCCGTGGTATCCGCTGACCAACGGCGTCATGGGGGAGAGCAGCACCGATGCCACGGCAATTCTCGCGTACCTGGCCGGCAAGATCGGCCTGACCGAGTTGTCGCAGGAGCTTCGCCTTCCGATCGAGTCCATCAGCGACCTCGTGCCGCTGGTGTGGGACGAAGGGGCGACCTACAGCACCGGGCAGACGGTCGTGCGGGGCGGGATCATATGGAGCTGGGTGCCAACGGAGCCGGGCAACGAGGAGCCGCCGGGCACGAAGTGGCAGAACGTTGGCAACGCGATCGCCGAGGCTGGTGCCATCGTGGGCGAGGTCAACTCGCTGAAGCTGCAGATCAATGACCCGGAGAGCGGCCTCGCAGCCATCGGGGAACGCACGGACGGCCTGGTGGCCCAGATCAGCAATCGGCACGCAGGCGACCGAGACTGGCATGCGGGCGACCGCAACGTGTTTGCTGGCACGCGCACATGGCAGACGGTCATCGCTGAGGGCGACCGCGCACAGGCTCGTCGCATTGACACGGTGGAGGCATCCATCGGCGACGTATCTGCGAGCGTCCAGCAGGCCAGTCAGACTGTCGTCGACCTCAATGGCAGGATCAGCGCGACGTACACCGTCAAGGCGCAGATCACCAGTGCCGGGCAGATCTACATGGCTGGCATGGGTGTCGGCGTCGAGCAGCAGCAGGACGGCAGCTTTCAGAGTCAGATCTTGATGCAGGCCGATCGCTTCGCGGTGATCAACGTCGCCAACAACTTGGTGACGTCGCCATTCGTCATCCAGGGCGGGCAGGTTTTCATCAACCAAGCGCTCATCGGCAATGCCTGGATCACCAACGCCATGATCGGCGACACCATCCAGTCCAATGGTGTGGGCGCCAACGGCCAGCCGCGCTGGAAGCTGGACAAGAACGGCACGCTCTCGATGAACGGCGCAAATAACGGCGGCTTCATGACCCTCAACGAGCAGGCGCTGCGTTTCTGGAATGCAGCCGGCACCGTGGCGCTGTTCGAAGCTGGGGAGCTGCTCTAATGGCGCGCGGCATCCGTCAGCGAGATCCGGATGGCAACATCCTGATCGACATCTCGACGCGCATCACCAGCAAATTCGGTGCGGTCAGTATCTCAGCTGGCTCGAGCGGCTCGGTAGAGGTCCCTGCTCTCGGCACCAACGAGATCTACTACTGGTTCTCTGCCAGCAGCAACGCCCAGTTTGCCCAGGCGCCACTTTTCACTGTGGATGATCAGGCCGGGACGATCAGCTGGAACTACGGCGGCGGTAGCAATCAGGGCACGCAGATCGGCGGCGTGCTCACTTACGGGAGGTACTGATGGCCTTGGGCGTGCGGATCCGGCCCGAGGGCGGGAACATTATCCAGATCGACACGCGCTACGAAAATCTCGCACTGAAGCAGAAAGGGACGGTCATCGCTGCAGGCGCCAATGCGGCCAATCCAAACCAGGGCATCGGTTTTGCGACCGTCACAGTTGGCGGTGGCAATTCACCTCTCATCGCCGTCACCTGTGCAGCTTTCGTTGGCTTGCGGAGCCGGTCCCAGAGTGGGAACACTTTCACCTTCGAGCTGGTGTGCGAAACGGCCAATACGGCTATCCAGTACTACGTTTTCGACACGACCGACGTGGCGCAAATGGCCTTCGTGATGAGCAAAGGTGTGCGGTTCCGAGACCCGGCCACGGGTCGCATTGCCTTCGACTCGCGCTACAAGTACATGAGGGTGATCGGGCGCATGCGTACCACTGCCGGCACCAGTCAGACGGATTACCCGACCCAGGGCGACGGAGTGGCCATTGCGCTTGGTCACACAGGGGCGTCCTACACAATCGTGAGTGGCGTCATTGGTGGTGGTCCAAACTGGGTGATGGACCGCTTGGCCTACGTGGCCGGTGTGCGCTACACGCCAGGCGTCGCGTCGGCCAAGGGGATCAACACCTACTACGACCATGCCGAGGGCACGCAGGGCAATCCCCCTGCGCCCTCGGGAACCTACGGCACCATGCAGGTCGATTGCCTGCTGCTCAACGTCCGCAACTACTGAGCCGGGGCCACGCGCCGCACACCGGTGCGGTCCTGGAACTTGATGCTCCACGGCGTGATCAGGTAGCCGGGACGGCGATAGTAGATGGCCGGGATGTGGTCTTCGCGCGCGTCCTTGGCGATGCCATTGACGAGCACGTAGGGCGCTGAGTTCTTCCGCATCGTGCACATGTCCTGGCGCCCGTCGGTCTTGAAGGTCACGCTGTACTGCCCCGTGCCCGAGATCTCACCGCACACGACAGACCGAGTGCTCACCGATACGGCGCGGGCGCGCGGCGCGATGCGAATCACGAAGGCGTCCAGGCTCTCGCCGGCGGCCGACGTTTCCTGGTGCAACTCGGTGGCCTGGCCGAACTTCACCGGCGGCGGGTCAGCAGCAAAGGCGGGCAGGGTGGCGCCAAGCAGCGCCATGGCGGCGGTGGCTAGGAATGTGTGCATCACGGATCTCCGAATGTGCTGCGCCGGTCAGCGCCGGCGGCGCGAGATCATCTCGGCGCGTCACCAAGATGCTTGGCGCGCGCGCCGGAAAAAACGTTCATTTGCAGGCGTGGCGCACAGCCTCGGTGAGGAAAAACCCCACCCCTTGGTGCGGTTCAGCCCGATATGCTGAATCCCACTGCAGTGCCAATCTGCAACTGCCGGACGCGGGGCCATGGGCCGCTCACCCGCGTGGCGCCTGAGCAGCGCCGAGCCGGCTTCTATCCCCATGTGATCGTCGTTGAGCCGATTGCTTCCATCGCATCTATCTCAGCGTCGGTTGGCCCCCAATTGGCTATATCCACATTGATGGCGCGGGTGGCCGCGCGCTGCACCGCCTTCCAAGCGATGCACTCGCCCGCGCCGGTCTTCCTGGGTGCCTTCCTAACCCCTGGCAGGCCGGTGCGCGCGGCGATCCACCGCTCCGCGAACATCATCGATTGCCGAATGCTGCCGGTCTGTGGCGCCGATATTCGGGATCCGCGCCAGGAAAGCCAGACCGTCCCGCCAGAGATGTGCGCCACGGTCCCGTAGTTGAATTGCATGAGCGCGCTATCTGCGGTCACGGAGACCCAGCGGCAGGCGGGAGGCAGTGGATTTGGTGGCATGGGCCCCAGGATGGACAGCAGCAGACTCATACGCTGAGACTCGCCGCAGGAGCAGATACCGCGCTCCGCAATCGCGCTATAAGGCCGCGCAAACGCGGGATTAAATCGTTAGCATTCCTGCTAAATGCGGAGCGCTGAATGGCCAGAAACCATTGCGGCAGTAAGTGGCATCCGAAGACTTTTAATCTTTTGGTCGATGGTTCGAATCCATCACGGCCCACCATTACAATCAGCAACTTAGACAGCGCCGCAGGCGCTTTTTTTGTGCTTCCGGGAAAATTCCCGGGAAAATAATGGCCGGGAACGCTGTTCCACGGCCAAGTGATCGGGGCAACGCCGCGCCCTACGAGGTCCGGCGAGGCGGCTTTACGACTGGCACGTTGTGCGAATAACGCTGGGTCATTTCCTGCGTTTTGTGGCCGGCAGCTTCTTGCTTGTCAGCCAGAGTGCCCTCCGTATCGGTGATGCCACGGTGCTTCAACCCGTGGAGGCTGAACCTCTGGGCTTCTTCGATCACGCCTTCCCGAATGGCGAGCCTGATCATGCGTTGCCACGCGCTGTCGAGCGCTGACTTTGTCAACGGCGTGCCCGATTGGCTGACGACCAGCCGGCGCTGTTCCGGCTTCAGGGGGATGGGCCGCTCGTGCGCAGCCATAGTCCGCCTGCGGTACTCAATCAGCCACTCCCACGCGCTGCGCAGTTCTCCGTTCCAGAGCGTGACGTTGTCGCGCGAGCCCTTTCGCCGCGTCGCCAGGATGCCTTGCTCGCCGGCATGCGCGTCAGTGAGATCGGTCACTTCAGCCCCACGCAGCCTCAGGTTGTAGGCCAGGACCATCACCGCATGCAGATATGGCGACACGCTACCTTTGGTGTGCGCCTCGAAGGTGGCGCGCTGCTGTGCAAACCGCAATACCGCCGTGAAGGCATCCTGCTCTGGCATCGTGTGAGCCGCCACTTCCTTTGCCTGACGTACGCCCTTGGCCGGGTTGTGTTCGCATAACCCAAACCGGATTCCCCAACCAAATAGGCGACGAAGGTAGCGAAGCACGTGATTGGCCTTGCTTGGGCGCGGCTCGATTGCAGGCTGCATGGCAGTGGCCTCACGCCCTGCTGCGAGCGTCTCCACCAAGCGCTGCATTGCAGGCACATTGATCCGGGCCACCTGCATTCGCCCAAGCTGGCTACCGTCTTTCAGCACGTAGGCGCAGGCTGCTCGGCCACTTTGCTTGTAGTCCTTCTGAGTGCCTGGCGCGAGCGCCTTGAACTCGGTGGATCGGTGGAAGCGCTCATTCAAGAAGGCCAGAGTGCCTCTTTCGACCTCGCCCCGTGCACATTCCACAATCGCATGAAGTTCTGAGAGGCGCGAATGCTTGTGTGCGACCGTCCTTTTTCTAGGACGGCCTCCCTCAGGATGTGACTCGATGATGTACCAGCGGCCATCCTCCCAATACACACCTTGCGGCAGTGCGGCCTGGTCAATGTGTGCCGGAATAGCTGGGTTGAACTTCCGTTTTCTACCGCGTCCCATCAGATCAGCTCCATGGCATTTTCTTGGTTGGCCGCAGGCTCGGCTATGCCAAGCGCGGCGTTCACTGCGTCAATCGTTGTCCAGATCCTGCCCTTACGGTCATATCGGTAGCGGATGCCCTCGCGGTCCGCCCAGCGGCAGACCACCAAGAGGCGCGGGGCTGGGCCGTCCGGCGAACAGATGCGCTGCAGGTCTGCGAAATGCAGGATTCGCCCCGTCATAGCAATTGTTCCTGCTGCCACTGCCGGCGGCTCCTCCATTGCTCGCGCATCTCGTCGCGCAGCTCCAGCGCCGCCTGGTCACCGCGCTTGGCTGCGATCAGCTGCTGCAGCAGGGAGACAGATCTGACGTCTGTGTATCCCTGTCGCAGCCAGTAGCGCGCTTCGCATTGGCGCCTGTGCGCTTCCGTGTCCTCGTTGCTCACCGGCTGTCGCCTCCGCGCAGGCGCAGGCCGAGTTGCACCACGTTGCTGTCGGCAGGCGCCACCTGGCGTGGCATGCGGATGCGGTGCATACGCTTCCACTCGGCCAGTGCCTGGGCGAAGTCGGCGTGCTTCTTGGTGCGCCCACACCGGCATTCGATGGCATGCCCGCCACCGGCCTGCAGACGGCGGCTGTCGACGATGTGTCGGCCCGCGTGACCGGCCCTACAGGCGGGAAGCGGTTCGGCATGCGATATCTCGCGTTGAGTCATCGCGGGCGTTCCTCCACGGCTTCTGCGCCACAGCCGATCGCACGCTCTGCCTGGAGCAGGTGCGCGATGGTGTCCTCGTCAATCCGGTCAAGCGCCTGAGCGATGGTGTAGTCCATATCTGCAAGCCAGTCGTGTCGGTTGAGCACCAATGCGGCGGTCAAGGCCTCGCCCGTCGACAATGGGCCGGGGCCACCGTAGTGTTGCGCTGCTCGGCTCACAGCAATCACGCGATCGAGCGTCATCGTGGCGACCTCCAAGCACAGCCGATACGCACACGCGCATCGGCGATGGCAACCACTTCAATGCGCAGACGCTGCGCCGTCAGTTCGGCCAGCAATCGGTCATTGGTCAACATGAGCACGTCGTGCTGGGCCAGCTGCCAGTCGTCCCCCTTGCGCTGCAGTCGCTCATCCAACTCGACCACGCGTTTTAGCTCGTAGGCCTGGCGGATTGCGTCAGCGTTGAGCGTCTTACCGCTACCCATTGGGCTGCAAACAACAATCGACTCAGCCATGGGTCACCGCCCGGCGCACGGCCATAGCGCGGCGACGGCGCAGGCGCTGTGGGATCTGCCCCACGGCCAGCCCGATGTGTGCAGTGCGCGCCGGGCGTGTGAGCCACAGCCGATACAGCAGCGCACCGCCGATCGTTGGCGCGATCAAGATCAGGGCCAAATTAAGCATGGGCCACCTCCAGCGCAGCAGCGGCGATCGCGGCTTCGGCGGCAGCTGTGGGCCGGCGCGGCAGCATGTTGGCCAGGTCAAACGGAAAGTCCAGATCGTCCATGAAGTCGGCCAGCGCATTGCTGATCTGGTCGGCTTCGCTGGTGAACAGTTGCGGGCCGCTGATCAACTTCCAGCCCTTGCCGGGGCCGCGGCGGCGCTCCCACCGCTGTGTGGCGCTGCTGTGGTGCCCCATGGTCAGCGCTGCCACCACCACGACCGCATCGTGCGTAACGTAGAGCGTGGCGATCGCGCTGCAGTCCTTGCCTGCAGCGATGTCAAAGCCAGTTCCGGCGGGCGTGATAGCCTGCTCGCCGGGTCCGGCACTGGAAGTTAGCGGGCGTGTGACAGCGCTGGCCGGCGAACGCCATGCCGGCACCGTAGGCGCTCGCCTGCAGGCCAGCGCTCTGGATGCGGGCGCTGCGACGCTGGGCAGTGTCGATCGCCACCAGGCGCTGCTGCTGGGCGCGCATGGCGGCGTTGGTGCTCTCGATCTCGCCACGCAGGCGGCGCTCGTGCGTGACGAGCTCGCGGGTGCTGATTCCGGCCGTCTCCAGCCGGCCGCGCAGGCGCTGTAAGCCGGCCTCCTGCGCGCCGTGTGCTGCCTTGAGTTCGCGTGCGGTGCGAACGGCCCGCTCGAACTCGGCATTCATTGCCGCCGTAGGCGTGCCGGCCGTTTTCATCTGTTGGGCAAGCGTGCGCACCGATTGTCGCTGCGCGTCGAGCGCGGCCTTGGCGCGCTGCGCCATCGCGACCTGCTCGCGGTAGGCGCCGATATCGCGTTGCTGGCTGTTGAGCTGCCGCAGCGCGTCACGCTGATTGCGCAGTGCGGTGGCAACACCGCGGCTACCACTCAACACGCGCCGGAACGGGCCGGTGGCGCGGTCGACGGCGGCTAGGATGACCTGCAGGCGTAGATTGTCAGAGGCCGCCATTTAGGCGGCCTCGTGGTTCGGGTGGGGCATTATTCGGCTCCGCTTCGTAGGCGGGCACGCTCGCGCCACGCCGTGAGTTCGTGCAGTGACCAGCCGTCCATTTCAGACGGCGGCCAGTGGAAGATGGCCGCGATGTCGGCCATTGCATCCTCTACGCAGTCGGGAAATCCGCTTCCCTCTGTGCCTTCGGCAAGAAAAAAACCTGCACCTCCTGGCCTACCGCCAGCAGGTCGGCCGGATCCATCGCATTGACGTCGGCGGTGGTCAGCGTGGGCGAGGAAATGCGCGGCAGCAGTGTTGCCAGCGCGGTGACATCCAGCTGCAGCACGTCGGTCAGCTTGAGGCCGCGCAGTTCGCCGGCGCCGGGCTTGCGCACCTTGAGGTCGGTGATGGTCTGCTCGCCGCGCACGATCGGTTGGTCGAGGGAAATGGCTGGGGAAAAGGTCGGGGTCATCGGGAGGTCTCAGGGTGGAGGCCTGGCGGCGCCAGGCCGGGAGGGTCAGGCGCCGATGGCGCGGCGATGCGGGGCGAGCAAATCCACGCCGTTGACGATCTCGATCATGTTCATCAGATCGATCTCGATCACGGGTGCGCCGTTGATGCTGAGCTTGTAGTAGCTGGCCGAGGTCTTGACCGAAAACTCGGTGTCATCGCCGGCCTTGCCGGTACCTGGATCAATCTCCTTGTGACGGCCGCGCACGACCACTTCCACTGCATCCACATCGCCGCTGTCATCGCGCTGATAGGAGCCGGCAAAGCGCAGCTGCACGGCGTTGTGCGTGGTGGCGCCGTACTGATTCAGCACGCTGCGCATTAGGCCGCCGCACTTCCATTCGAGATCGATCTTCTCCTGGCCGAAGTCGATGTCGACCGGTCCATTCATGCCGCCGCCACGGTATTCCTCCATCTTGCGGGACAGCGTGGGCAGCTTCACTTCGACCACCTGGCCGAGATAGCTTTCACCGTCGTTGAACAGGTTGAGCGCTTTGAGTTTCTTGGGCAAAGCCATGGGGTTCTCCGGGAATCTAAGGCGGGTGCGTTACGCGTTGACGCGCTCGGCGAAATCCGCCAGGTAGCTGGTGGTGATCTTCTGGTACAGCTGCAGGTTCTCCAACGGCGGTACCGGCGTGTAGTCGTAGTCAATACGCAGCGCGCCATCGGCGAGCGTGGTGGCGCTATTGACCGTGCCGTCGTACCAGGCGTTGGCATCGATCAAATAGCCGGACGACTTCAGGTCGCGGAACTTGGCATTGATCGTTTCGATCAAGTCTTTGACCAGCGAGGGATGCATCGGCTTGTCGACGTAGAACGCCACGCCCTCGGCGATGGTGTCGGCCAGGATCTGCGCAGTACGCGTGGCCGTCTCGAACGCGAACATCGCGTCTTCTGCACACGTGCGTGACCCCCAGAAGCGTTGCCCGTTGAGGGTCACCAGCGTGGTGATGTCGCCCTCGTTGAGGACGCCGGCGTCGGTGGTCGGGTCCTGCAGATCCCAGTGCACATCCTTGGAGATGCCGGTAACGCCAGATACGGGCACGTTGGATAGGCTCTTGTGCCAGCCCTGGTCGGTGTCGATCTTGGCGCGTAGGCCAAGCGCACGCGCAGTGGCATACGCGGCCGTCGTAGTGCTGGTTGCGGTGTCGAAGGCCAGGAAGTCCGGCCAGATCAGCATCAGCTCGCGGTCACTGAACTGCCCACGGTAGGTGACCGCCTCGGCGACGGTCTCGGCCACGGGGCGCACATAGGCCATGGCGCGCAGCTTCTTGGCGATGGTGGTCAGCGCCTTGGCGACTGGCAGCGTGTCCAGGCCAGGCGCGCCCAGGATGCGCGGGCGCACGCCCAGCTGTGCCTGCGCGGCGAGCAAGGCATACAGGCCGGTGTAGCCGCTGGACTTGGCCTCGCCAATGACGTTGCTGGTGGTCTTGGCCGCATCTGCGTCCTCGGCCACGCGCACGACGATGGTCACCGGGTTGGTCTGGTCGGCGTTGCCCTGCAGCGTGGCGCGCAAGGTGCCCTGGGTGCCGGCGCTGGCGACCGCACCCAACACATCCGTGATCAGCACCGCCTTGTTGAGTGGAAATACTTTCTCGTCCGCATCGGAGGCCGTGGCGACCAAGCCGACGACAGCAGTGGAGACGGTGCGGATGGTGCGCGTGCCCGCGCTGACTTCGATGACGCGGACGCCGTGGTGGTAGGCAGTGGACATAGATTCCTCGATCAGGACGAGCGGAAGCGGAGCGGGATGGTCATGCGCGAGCGCGCATTGGCGGGGGCAACGTCGGTGCGTTCGCCTTCGATCGTCAGCACAAAGCTGCCAGGCGCATCACCGACGACCAGGTCGACGCGGGTCAGGCGCAGGCGCGGCTCCCAGCGCATCAATGCGGTGGCGGTGGCGCCATACAGCAGCGTGCGGGTGGCGCCGTTGAATGGCTGGTCGATCAGCTCGGGCAGCAGCGAGCCAAAGTCGCGGCGCTGCTCACGCGTGCCGATGGGCGTGGTGAGGATGCAGGCGATCGACTGGGCCAGGTGCTGCTCGCCCTCGATCACTCGGCCGGTGGTCGCATCGACGCCGATCACTGTGGGCCGCCGCTGAGCGCGCTGCCGGCGGTTACGCCGGTGGTCTTGTGGTTCTTGAGGCTGATTCCGCCGCCCACGACATCGGTGGTCGCAGTCGCGGTACCGGCGATCGTGGTGTCGCCGTTGAGCGTCGTCTCGCCGTTGACGGTCACCGGACCGTTGAGCGTGATGCCGCCATCGGCGGTGATGGACGCGGTCCCGCCGCTGGGTAGCGTGGCCTGCAGCGCGTGCGCATCGGTGTCGTAGTGGATCTGCGCGCCATCGGCAAAGCGCAGCACGTGCAGCGTGTCAGATGCGGCAGGCGCTGCGAATTGGTCTGAGTACAGACCGCGTAGCACCAGGCCGTCGGCCAGGTCGCCGGCCGGCGATAGCACCACGACCTGTTCGCCAATTGCCGGTGCCGACCAGATGATCGTGGTGCCGGCCAGCGTGACAACCCAAGGCAGATAGTCGGTCAGCATCTCGCCGACCTGCACGCGGCATCGTGCGGTGAACAGATTCACCTCGGCCACAGTGCCGAGGCGAATGGCGTTACTCAGTGCGGAGGATGCGTTGCCCATGCAGTCATGGTCGGTGACCGTGAGGAGCAAGTCACAACAGGTATCTTGTAAGCCTAAGGGTTACCCGGAGCGTGAGACAAATTGTCGGGCGATGGTTCAGAGGTGAGCTAGTTTGATAAAAAGTCGATGCGGAGGGTTTGGAAATGTCAGCAGTTTACGGAAAGGGCGGTTTTAATCCGCCTAACGGGGATGATAAAAAGCCACTAAGAGTGAGCTCACGCTTGACTCGTCCCGCAGTTCCACAAGGATGGGATGTTGTGGTCTGCGAGGGGCATGGGGAATGGGTGAAGAGTGGAGGCGTCTATGGCGAGTTCGTGGTTCCAAAAGATATCCAGATCGTCATATATCAGGGGGTAGGTGTCGGATTGGATGATGCACATGGGATTGCAATTGCTTCCAATGATCTTTTGCCAGCACGTTTGCCCATTTTGTGGGATAAAAAAGCAGGTGAGTACGACACTGATCCGGATGGGGATGTAAGTGTTAATGCTAAAACGCGCTGGGTGTATGCTCAGGGTGAGAAATGTCCAAACTTCACCTTGTTTGCCTACAATGAGCCAGGTTTTTCAGTAATCGATAAGCCTAAGGACACTTCCTACACTGTCCTATCGAAAAATCCGCGCACGCTTCATGCGATATGCGAGCATTTCAAATCAAAAGGTGGAGTGCAGATTCGCTGGGCTGCTTGCACCGTGTATGGGAAGTAGGGAGAGCGGTTAGCCAGTCGTGTCATCAGGCGTGAGTGAAAGTGCCGACTAGGCCTGTGCCTCCTCATCCCACACCGGTGTGCCATCGGTCACCATCGGAGGCGCCACAGTAGTCAGCTGCCCGGGCAATTCGATGCCCGCGGCCAGGCGCGCTGCGATCGCGCCAGTGGCTTTCTCCCACACCAACACTGCGCTGTAATCGGGATCTGCGCGCCAGCTGGCACGTACATCGTCCCACACGTTGCGGCGGAAATCGCCGGGAAGAAAGGCGATCGGCTGCGAGGTTGTGCATCCCAGCGGCAGAGCATCGCCCAATGCCAACGTGTTGGCGACGGGGGCGGCGGTGTCGGTGCTGTAGAGCATTACGCCCCGGTAGTCCGGAACCACCTCCCACGCTCCCTTGGCTGACGATAGGCGATGACGCTGGTACAGACCTGCAGGCGGTGCCGGCGTGGTGGACACCGTGTTGGGCGGCAGCGGGTAGCGGCCTTCCAGCTCAGAGAGATAGACGACCACCGGTCCGGTGAATTCACCGGTGTTGGGATCAAAGGCGTAAGCGATGTTGGTGCGTGGGAGCATTGCGGTCATGGTGAGTCCTCAATAAGCGATGCAGTAGGTCATGCGCAGACCGGCCGGCAGGTTGTCTTCGCCGCCGGCGGTATTGACGGTAATGGCGTGGTCGTGGGCGCCGGCGCCGCGGTGGTCCACCACGTGGACGTGATTGCCGCCCTCGGCGATGCCGATGCCGTGAGTGTGGTTGCCGGAGCCGTTCATGCCGATGTTGTGTGCGTGGTTGCCCGCGCCATCCGTCCCGAAGCTGTGGGCGTGGTTGCCGCCGGCACCTGTCCATCCATCTGAAGGTGCCGCATCGTTGTCGCGCTCGCGGAAAACGCCGTATCCGTTCACGGCGCCTGATGGGATCACGCCCGGGTGCTGGTGGTCGCCGGAGGCGCTGGTGCTGCCGCTGTGGCCGTGCCAGCCCTGCGTATCGGTCCACGCGCCATGGGCATGGTCGCCAGCTGGGTTACTGCTGGCACCGTGTGCGTGAATACCGGCTGCGCCGAGCGCTGTGTAGTGCGCGTGGTCGCCCACGGCGGCTGCAGTGGCGCCATGCGCATGAGAGATGACCTGGCCGGCGCCGTACGAACCCACCGCCGTCGCCACGCTGGTATGGGTGATGACTGTGCCGTCCTTGATCTTGGGCACGTTGAAGGTGGTGCTGCCGTCACCCGCACCGTACACCGTGCCAATGGCGGCAAACAGGGCAGGGTACTTGGCGCGTGAGATCGCAGCACCATCGCAGACCAGCAGGCCATTGGGCGGGTACAGCGATGCCATGACGACGATCTGGCCAGGCAGCAGGAACGACTGCGGCACGTTGAGCATGTTGCGGAAATCGCGGTACCACTCGCCCTGGCGGCCATCCAGTGTGTCCGCATCCAGGCCATTGCCGTGACCGGCGTCGCTGAGTGCAGCCGTGCGAATGCCCAGGAGGCTGCGGGCAGTCGCCGCCGTGGGGCGCGACAGCAGCTCCTTGATGAATTCGGTCGGCCCCATTTCGCCCAGCCGCTGGTCCAGTGACGCAAGCAAGTTGGCGGGCGACACCGCCCGCTCCCGGTCGATGCCCGCGATGGCCTGGGCGTCGGTGGCCAGGCGAACCACGCCCGGCACGTCGACGGTTGCCGCTGGGTCGGTGAAGTTGGTATCGCCGAACGTGATCTGTGCGGTATCTACGTCGGCCAGCACCACGTCAATCGCCAGTAGCACCGAGGCGGCGCCAGACTTCTCCACCAGCAACGCGGGCTGACCATAGGCGGCGAACAGCGTGCCATCGGCCAGGTAAAGGCCGAACCCGTAGCAGCTGTATACGCCATTGGATTCGTCGCGCACCGACACGTGGATCGTGTCCTTGGCGGTGACCGACCCGCCGATGGTGGTCAGGCGCTTGATCTCGGACGGCAGCGCCTTGAGCTCGGCATCGGCCACGAACGCTGCGCTGGTCAAACCGACGGCGGCGATGGTCACCGCCTGTGTGCCGGTCTGCTTGGCATTGACCAACGCTTGGCGGCCGGCGGTGGTGATCTTGAGTTTGAGTCCGGGCATGTGTGCTCTCTAGCTCGCCTTGCACTGCAGGCGCAGGAACAAGGTGGTTCTGCCGCGCGCCACGACGTTGAGTCGGGCTTCGGCCTGGAATCCTTGGGTGAAGCTGAAATGCGAGCGCACGGGCTTGGTGCGCTCGACCTCGGCGATGACTTCCTCTACGAACCGGGCGCTGGCGCTTTGTCCATCGGCACCGGTCAGCGTTAGCGCCAGCTCGAAGGTGTGCGGCTGGCCGCGCGGCTCGGTCTGCCACCACTCGCGGATGGCGACCGCACCGCCGAACGACTCGACGACCATGCGCACGCTGTTGGCTGTTCCCTTGCGTCGCTGGATCGCCATGGCGCTACGCAAGCGCGAGCGCTTGACCGCATCGCTCCAGTCGGCCTTCCAGTCGTCGACTGAAAGCGTCCACGCCAGCCAAGGCAGATGGCCGGCTGGGCAAGTGTCTGGATTCCACAGGTCTGGGTACGGCAACGGGATTGCTTCCAGGCGCTGCGTGACGGCGGCCAGGGCGCGTTCCATCGGTGTTGCATTGGGTGGCAGCGGGGAACTACTCATCGATGCCGGCGTGCACGATGTCGATCGAGGTGCAGTACGCAGCCTGCGTGCGGCTGATCCGGATGTCCGCTGCAGGCGAGTCCAGTTCGATGCGCTGCACACCATCGGCGAACAGCTTGGCCTTGATGGCGGATTCAGGAACGTCGCGGCCGATGCGGTGTGCCTCGGCAAGATAGGCCCGCAGGCTGCGCAGCGCCTCACGCATGACCACTGCCGAGTCAGGGCCGGCATAGGTGTAGACGCGCCCACGGATGGCATACGGGACGACCTGGGCGCTCTGGACCGTGACACTGTCGGTCAGCGGGCGCACGTCATCGTTGGTGAGAATCGAAGCGACCTGGTCCAACAACGCCTGTGGAGCCGTGCCATCGCCGGTGCGCGACTGGACAGTTACCAGCACTTGCCCGGGTGCGGGGCTGGTGGCACTGGCGTCCATGACATCGGCCGCTGCGCTCAGCGCGTGATAGATGTACGCGCCCTCGGGGCCAGCAACGCTGAAGCCCTCCGGCGCCAGCTGTATCCGGCGTCGGAAGTCCACGTCCGACTCATGGGTCTGTGCAATGCCGTTCTCCGGCAGCCCCGGATCGAGCACCAGGCGGGCGACACCGAATAGTGCGCCCAGGTGATCGAGGTTGGTGCCGGTGGCGAAGGCCAACATGGTCTGCTGCGCCTTGTCGTTGGCGCGCTGGCGAATCAGCAGCTCGCGGGCTGCGAACAGCTGCAGGAGCTTGTAGACCGGGTCTGCTTCAGTGAGTGCCGAGAACTCAGGCATGAGCCGGCGGAACTGGGCAAAGGCCTCAGCGAAGATCGTCTCAAAATCCAAAGCCTCGATCAGGTCTGGCGCCTGCAGCTTTGATAGATCGACTGCGGTAAAAGATGCCATTGCTCGGAAAGAAAGAGAGGACCAGATCAGGGTCGCTGGTTCTCGTGATCGAGCCAATGAATTTGCTTTGTAAAACTGACTGATACATCTGGGGCGAACGTATCACCGAAGTAATAACTATGATCTTACCGTGCCCGATTGCCTGGCGCCTACGACGCTGGCTCAAATGCTACCAAACGCCGCCCGATCCCTTCCTCCACTCTTCCCAGAATTCTTCGCGAAATTTTTCTCTAAGAATTTTGAAATTACCCCTGATCTTCAGGAGCGTATCCCTTGAATCTCCGCTGGCTACTGGTAAATGCAAGTCTACGAGACGCCTCAAATCTTCTAACCCGGGAATATCATCCTCAGAAAAATCACAGGGTGTGAACATATCTGCAGAAAAGTTTAGTTCTGAGAGTCCCATTTTGGGTTCGTGGAAAACACCAGTGCAAAAGTTTACTTGCCCGGATGATTTGCGGCCTTCTATGATCAGTCCATTTGAAATGAGCGTATGTGCCCACGCAGATGCTTTTTCGGAATTAGATTCTAGATAAATGTATGCGTGGGAACGCTCGGAATTCGTATCAATCAAGGTGCCAATGATGGCGTCTTCCTCTACCCATTCGCCTATTACTTTCTTGAAAACTTGAATCGCTTCGCGGTTGATCTCGATCGCCAGCTCTCTTCTTTTGAAGAACCTTTGTTCGGCAGCTTCACGGCGCAGTTGCCGCCTTTCATCCAGCGAATAATCTTGTGCCTTTGTTTGGGTGGGCCGTTCTATCCTAACCGGGATGCGCTCAGGTGCGCCTACACCAAGGCGGCTCCTCTGGTCTTCGAGGAATTTCAACACATCGTCAAGTGCTTCAATCGCGAACCACTCTGTGTAACCTGCGCCATGAGGCATCGGAAAAGAATTGTCTTTGAAGAGGATATGCAAGACCTTCTCGACCTTGAGGGCAGATCCTGAAGTCATAGGGACCTGAAAACTTTTCTCGTGGTCAATGGCTTGAGGAAGACGGGTGCTGCGGATCATGGGATGGAATGCAACTCCAATCTTGAAGGCAGTCCCTTCCTTGTTGGGTAGCAGATATAAATACTGTTCGCTCATTTGGCCGCGTCTCTGCTGATCCATCCGTTGGGGGCAGTGATACGCTATTCGCTCTTCTCTGCGGCGTCAAAAATTTCATTGATGAATGTGCTGGCTATCGCGGAATCAATCAAACGACCGTATTGTTTGCACCGCGACGGTATCTCAAGATGGCTATCCGCTGAGCTGATTCAGCAACAGGTCCTGCACTAGTTGTCGATGGTCCTGGGAAAAACCCAACAACACACGCGCGCCGTATCGTGCTCGTGGTCCGCCGGGCCTCACCTGTTCGGTCCGTCCCTCTTGGTGCACGCGGCCAATGCGCGATACGCACCCCATGAATCCCATGCTCACTTGGTCAGGGCTGGCGCTGACCTTGAAGTACTTGGCTTGCCGCAGCTTTGCAAACATCTTCTTGCGTCTGACTCTGCCAGACTTATCCCGCAGCTGTTCCTTGCGCGGCGCATACGGTGTGCCTTCGGGTCCTTGCTGCTTGCCGATGCGCTGGCTCTGCGAGCGCCGCAACGCGGTGCCGATCTTGCGTGCCAGCTTGCGCCGCTCACCATCCTGCAGGCGCGCCAGCAGCGGTGCGGCCCAGGTCTCCAGTGCGGTCAGGTCATCCATGTCGGTTCGATCACCGGCTCGGGCGCATGGTTCATGTCGTAGCCGCCACCGTCCTTCGCCGTCATCACATAATTATTAAGAGAACCTAGGCTATTGGAAAAAAAAGCCGCCCTTACTCAGGGCGGCCTGACAAAAATATTTCGAAAATCATTCTTTACACGTCTCTAAACTATTACGGTTCGTGTGTTGGAGGTCCAACGATTACAACTCCGCCACCAGGCGGAGGCGTGCCGCCGCCACTGCCGCCGTTACTGCCGCCGTTACCATTACCGCCACCGCGAATCGGAGTTCCGTCATCTCGACGCTGTGTTCCATTAACCGGGATGACGCAAACCGTACCTCCGACACAAGCTACTGTCGCATCCTCACTCGACATGTCAGAGTAATAAACTTTGAATGTAGTTCCTCGTGGGAGAGAGGCGGGTCCATGAAGTATTCTGTATGCACCGGAAAGACCGAAGAGCGCAGCAACTCTAAGTTCTGATTCATGCAAGACTGTAATGCCCTGCGCTACAGGAACTTGGTTGTACGGAGCGTCACCAGCTCGAATTGTGATCGTGGCGGCTATAGCGGTGAGGCTTGCCAATAGTAGTGCTAGTATCCATGCAGTCTTGGAAAAACTCTTCTTCACGGTAGTCATGTAAGTCCATTTTATTTTGAATTATTAGAAAGTAATTTGATTCTCTCGATATCTTTGTCAATAACTTTCAACTGACTCGGTGGGACGAAGTGTTTTCTAATAAGATCTTTGTAGTTGGCTGAATCGCAAACGCCAAAATTCACACACATTGAATCCATTCGATACGAGCCAGGCCCGCAATCAGCACCCGCTTCACAAGCAGCTAGCGCCCAAGAATACTCTGAATAATTTCCACCAGAAGTAGGTGAGTAGTTGCCAAGGTCAATCTCGCCTTTAGCGTTGGCCAGCATTTCGTCAACAGCGAACATGGCCTCAGGATCTTTGCTCTTCAGGGTTTCCTCTAATAATCCCTTATAAGCGCTCGACGGTACCGAAGCATGTGCTGCGGTTTTTAACTGAGCGATGAGGTCTCCATTTTTTGCAGCTTCTGCATACCAAAGCTCAGAAGCTGAGCTAGGAATTATATTTCCGCCATCGATAGCGCTGCAATAATGCGAAGTCCTCTTCTTTATTTCTTCATAACGTGACTTATTTTCGTTCTTTATCTTCGCAAAACCATCTAAAGTTTTTGCATAATTTTCAGGTGAGACGCTATAGATAGAGCATCGCTCGTAGGTTTCGGCAAGTTGCCGTTGAGCTATAGGGTCTCCTGTTTCCGCGCGACTCTTCAGCTCATTAAAATCACGGTCGATTTCCGAGGATGGTTTAGACGCCCAATTTGAAGGCTGCCGCGCGACAACAGCTGCCTCGTTTGATGGGTCATCCTTGCGCTCTGTATTCTCGACACTCTCATTTTTACCAGTCAGCTGGCTGTGGCCCTGGCCGCGGTTAAATATTAATAAGGAAAAAAACCCTAGCGCGATAATGGCCGCGATAGAAAAAATGTAAATCTTTTTCACTAGCCCTCCATGACTTAGTTTAAAAATGAAATATAAAGTGAAGTTTGCGTTCAATATTGATCACATATCCTTCACGGGATGTCAACAAATTTCTTAGGCTGTGAACGTAGGGCAGAGATCAGCCAACCTTTGCTTTGATAACAGAGTTGTTATTGTCCTCAGACTTGGCCCAGCACCAGGTCATTTGGGGGATCGTCAGAGACCAGGAATCACGTGCGTGATCAGGACGTCACGGATGTTCGCTAAGTCCTTGTTTGTGAGACCTAGCAAAATGCGCTTTTCGTAGCGCGCCTTCGGCCCTTCAGATCGAATTTGCTCGGTTAGTCCCTCTTGATGCACACGTGCGATGCGCGATACGCGCCCCATGAATCCCACGCTCACCAGGTTAGGGCTGGCGCTGACCTTGAAGTACTTGGCCTGCCGCAGCTTGGCAAACATCTTCTTGCTTTTGACTCTGCCCGCCTTATCCCGCAGTTGCTGCTTGCGTGGTGCGTAGGGAGTGCCGTCCGGTGCCTGCTGCTTGCCGATGCGCTGGCTTTGCGAGCGCCGCAACGCGGTGCCGATCTTGCGGGCCAACTTGAGTCGTTCGCCCTCTTGCAGGCGTGCTAGCAACGGTGCAGCCCAGGTCTCCAGTGCGGTCAAGTCATCCATGTCGGATCGATCACCGGCTCGGGTGCATGGGTGATGTCGTAGCCGCCGCCGTCCTTCGCCGTCACGACCACCCGTTCGGTCAGCGGCAGCTTGATCGACAGATCCACCGCATCGTTGGCGAGGATGTCGGCCTCGAAGGCAATGTCGCCACGGCGTGCGGGGTTGGACAGCAGCTCGGACTGATTGGCCTGCACCCATTCCAGCAGCGGCAGCATCACGCTGTCCGGGTGGCCGGCGTAGTCGGTCACGATCAGGTTGAGCGTGTATTGGTACTCGAACGACAGCCCCGGCTGGAACGTGCTGACCAGGCTGCCGGCGTCGATGAACACCAGCAGCCGGTCAGCATCACGTGCCAGGTCGGGCAGTGCCGCCACCAGATGCGCGCGCAGGCTGGCTGGCTTGATCATGGCGCCGCTGCCGGCAGATGCAGATCGATCCAGTCCTGCAGCGCGCTCAGCTGCGCGGCGGTGGCGTGGCAGCTGGTGTAGTTGTCGGCGACGGTGCCGGTAATGCCAGAGAGCGTAATGCCGGCGGCCGGTGCATCAGGATCTGCGGTGGGCGGCCCGGCAGGGTGGCCCGAGGCGGCGGCGTCGTGCAGCCGCACAAAGCCAGCAGGGACAGCGCAAGCAGCGTCTGCTTTCTGGGTGACATAGATCGGGATCTCGCGGGTGATGGTGGCGCCGGCCTCGCGCACGATCTGCACGCGGTCGACGTACTGCGTCACGACGGTGGTGGAGCCTTTGGCGCTGTCGCGTTCCGCCTCGGCCTGGCGCTTGGCCTGCAGCGCGGCATCGTGATCTTTCTGCGCGGCGCTGACGCGCCGCTCCTGCCACACGCAGCCACCGACGAGCACTGCAATAAGCGCCAGCAGGATGATCAGGCGCGTGACCATCAGCTGACGCCCAGAATCTGCAGGGCGCGCTGCGTGCGCGTGACGCGATCGCTGTGGCCTTCCGGCAAGCGCTTGGCGCGTACGTTGCCCAGGTTGATCTTGCGGCCCAGACCCAGCACGTCCCCCGTATCGGCCAGCGCGTTGAGGCCGTTGTCGTGCCAGTACGCTGCCGCGCCCAGTGCGCTTGGCTCGATCTGCAGCAACAGGTCGGGCTGGTCTTCGACGGGCAGGCCGATCAGCTCACCGATACGGCGGTAGTTGCCACGGAAGGTGTGCTGCATCGGGCCGCGGCCCCGGTGGCGATAGCCATCGCCGCTGGCTTCGTTGCCATTGCCCAAGCGGTCGGCGTAGACGAAGTTGGCCAGGCCGACCGGGTTGCGCAGGAACTTGGGCGCCTGGGCAGGTGTGATCCGCGCGCCAAACACCTCCAACAGTCGAGCGCTGGTGGTGTAGGTCAGCCCTTCTTCCATGCGCGACAGGCTCAGGCTTTCGTGACCGACCTGGCCGAGCCAATGCGCGGCGCGGCGCTTGGTGGTGATGCCGAAGCGGTTGGCGGCGGCAAGCAGTGGGCCGTGCCAGCGCTGTGCGCGTTGCGCGGAGCACTGCATGATCGAGGCGAGCTGGGTATCGGTGAACATCAATCGACCTTGAGGATGCGCGCCACATTGCCCTGGGCGCGGTAGGTGAGCACCGCCAGCACGATCAACGTGCCCAGGTGCCAAAGACTGACCTGCGAGCCGGCGCCGGCCAGCAGGATGTGCAGCGCTTGACCGCCGGTGCTGGCGATCAGCAGCCACGCGCACCAGCCCGCGCCGCGTCGATGGCGCGCATCGACGGGCCGGTGGTAGGTAAGCAGGCGGACGCAGATGGCGAGCGAGGCCATCAACGTCAGGACGGTGACCAGGCTATGCACTGGGCGGACCTCCACGGCGTAGGAAGGAAAAGTCGAAGGACTTGCTCTTTTCGATCAGGCCCAGCGTCACCGTGATGGCGCACGCCGCGCTGGCGAAGGCCGCCACGCCGCTGGACTTGATCGGCAACCAGCGCAGGAGCTCCGGCGCCAGCTGATAGCCGGCGATCACGCTCACCGGGAAATAGATCAGCCGCGCCAGCAGCGGTTGCTTGGCGGCGGACACCACGAACAGCGCGCCGCCGGCAAAGGCGCCGATCAGCGCGTCGCCGTCGATGCCGGGCAGCACGGAGGCAAGGCCCACACCGGTGGCGATCAAAAAGCCGCTCGATACGGAGGTGGGTTCGGTCATCAGGTCAGTCCCATAGCTGCACGAGCGGCGTCATCGCCGCTGTGGTGGTGGTTACCTCGGGCAACTTCACTGGCGTGCCATGCGGCAGCACGGCGCCCAGTTCGGCCAGGCCGGGATTGAGGAGGTAGGTGCGCTCGACCAAGCCGGCCGTGCTGCCCAGGTGGCGCCAGCACAGCAGGTCGACGGTGTCGCCTTGCATGGCATGCACGCGCATCAGATGAGTTCCACTGTGCTGCGCGGCAGGTTCTGCAGATCGCGCACGGCCCAGCGCTGGTCGCGGCGCAGTTCGGTGATGCTCGGCGATAGGTTGTCGGCGCGCTGGTTGGCGCTGTCGGTGGCGTCGAAGCTGCGGTAGCGCTCTGCCACCTCGACGGCGGTGGCACATGCCACGGCGCGCAGGTACAGCTGTACGCGGCGGGAGAGGCCATCGATGGTGGTGCTGGGCACATCGGCCAACGCCGCGTAGCCGGCCGCCTGCTGCTTATCCGCCCAGGCCTGCAGCTCATCGTTGACCGCCAGCATGGCGGCGACGATGGCCTGGCGCAGACGCGGATCGGTAACTGTGCCATCCAGGCGCATGCTGGCGCGCAGCTTGGCCGGTGCAATCGCTGGCCAGAACGGCGCATTGGCGATCGCATCAGGCGCGGCGCTGGTGGTGCCGGTGGCAGTGAATCCGCTCATGGATGGCTCGGAATAGATCGCCGGTGGTCGGGGCGTCACCGCAGCGAAAATTGCTGTGGATCGGCCCCGAGCCGGCGAGGGTTGCGGGGACGCTCGGTTATGCGCTGGTGCCCGCAGGCTCAGCGCTGAACTTCTTCAGGAGTCGCTCGGCGCGCTCCAGATCTTTCTTGCCGCCGCAGCTGCCGTGCAGTGCGATGGCGCGCTGCAGGTCGGCCACAGCCGCCGCCACGACGGGCTGCGCCTGGTCGGCCGGTGTCTCGTCGGCGATGCCCGCCAGGCAGGCGCGGGCCAGCGCTAGGTGCACCTTGGCGCGTACCTCGTCGGGCATGTCCTGCTCGGCGGTCAGCGTGGCGGTGTCGGCCAGCACGGCCGCATCGAACGCCTGGCCGGTCTTCTGCGCTGACAACGCCGCCTCGGCGACTTCCTCGGCCAGCACGCAGCCCACCGTGCGGGAAAAGCGGTCAGGCATCTGCAAGCTGTGCTTGAGCACATAGGCGCCCAGCTCCAGCGCGCCGGCATAGTCGCCGGCATCAATGCGCCACACCATGCACGTCATGACGACCTCGTCCTGCGCGCCTTGGCCGCCGGCCAGCACCCCGGCCAGATACGGCACGTAGGCCGGCAGCAGCTGCGCCTTGAGCGCAGCCTTGCCTTGGGTGGACTGGATCTGCTTCAAGCGCAGGCGATCGCTTTGCAGCTGCGCCATGTACTGCTCGTAGGCGGTTGCACCGGCCATCAGCTGGTGCGGGGCGCGTTGGGCGGCTTCCAGCTCGGCGAGCACGCGGCTGTGGTGGCGCTTGGCGGGACTGTCGGCCATGGCTTAGGCCTCGATCTCGATGTGCTCGACCACACAGCCCAGGCCGTAGTCTTCGACCACGTAGGCATCGTTGGAGGACTCGTAGTTCTCGATGCGATCGCGTGCCGGCACTTCCTGGATGTAACGGCGACGGCCACCGGTCTGGTAGTAGATCGACAGGTTCGCCAGCGAGGTGACCATCAACGCGCCATCCGGCAGGTACGGCACCTCGGCCACCGGCAGGCCGCCGACGCGGCGCTGGCTCAGGATCAGGTCGGTTGCGATCTTCTCGCTGGCCGGCTGATCCTTGTTGACCATTGGGAAATACTTGTCGTGCATCAGGTCGCGGCCAAGCACCACGACCAGGCTCGGGTCTTTGCGGTGCCACGGATCGAGCAGGTTGCTCACCACGTCGAACACCAGCGCATCGAGGTTGGCGTAGTCAGCGCCGGCAGCGGCGCCGCCGATGACCACCTTGCCGGCAGCCTTGCCGCTGGCCAGCACGCGCTGAGCGGCGTTAGTGCGGTACTGCTGCAGCCAGCCGATGTTGACGTCCTCCAGCAGCGGGAACGCAGCGCGGTCGGTGTCGGCAGCGGCGTGCGTGCCGTTAAAGCCAATCTGCAGGCGGTCCAGTGCCTGGCGCTTGACGATGGCATCGCGCAGGCGCGCCTGGAAGTCCGGGAACTTGGCCCAGGTATCGAGCAGCGCATACGGAATCGCGGTGTCGAAGTCGGTCTTCTTGGCGACGTACTCGTTCTTGTCGAGCGCGGCGACGCTGCGCGGGGTGCGGGTCTTGCCGGCGCCGGTGTCGGTGCGGCTGGCGATGCTGCCAGTGACGCCGATGCCCACCTTCTGCCCGGACAGTTCATCTACCGGGATGATGTTGATCTTGGACAGGAACTCGCTCGATTCCTGCATGCGCGATTCCAGCTTCTGCTGCACGGTCGGATCGACGGCGAACGAGTGGAAAGCGGAGGTGATGCCGTTGAGCTTGGCGATCTGCTCGGCGAACTGATTGAACTGCAGGCGGGTGGCGTTTTGCATTGTGGCTCCGAAAGTGGGGCGCTGGCGGCGTATGTGGTGTGTGGGATCAGCAGTCGGTCAGCACGGCTGCGCCGCTGCCGGTGACCACCGGACGTGCGGGCTGTGCGGGATCGGGCTGCTGCGAGAGCGATTCGCGCAGCTGCGCCAGGTCGTTCGCCAGCTGCGCGTGCTTGGCTTTCTGCTCGGCGTGTTCGGCCTGCAGGCGGTTGAAGCGTTCGTCCTGGCCGCGCACGTGCTCGGCGATCTCTTCGACGCCCTGGCCGAGGTCGGCGAACTGCTCGGCAGTGATGCTGGTGGCGTCCTCGCTCTTGAGCGCGGTGCGGATCCGGCTGAGCAGATTGGCGACCGGGCCGTCGCTGACTTCGCTGAATTCCAGCGCGGTTTCTTCCGCGACGGTGAACAGGTTGCCCGGTGACTGCTTGCGATCGGCCAGCGGATTGGCGTCGGGGTTCTGGCTGGCGAAGCTGAGCATGGAAGTGCCCAGGCTGGCCGGCGAATCGGTCACGGCCAGGCCGACCAGATAGGCCTTGCCGGTATTAGCGAACTTCTCCTGCACCTCGATGCTGGTGTAGAGCTTCTGCTTGGACTTGTTGATGGTGATCAGGTCGGCGGTCGGCTCGATCTGGGCGAACAGCGCCAGACGCTGGGCGCCGTCGATCTCGACCTCTTCCGCCTTGACCGCAGTGACATCGCCATACGCACGGAACGGCGAGTCCGGCAGCAGGCTGCGCATGTGCTCGATCCAGATGCGGGCGTTGTAGGTCTCGCGGTTGTAGGTGGCGGCCATGTCGTCGATCCAGCTGCGCTGAATCGTGCGGCCATCGGTGGTGGCGCCTTCGACGGCCACGCGGAACCAGTTGGAACGGAACTTCTTGGCCTTGGCCGACATGCGTGTCCTCTGCGCTGGATGCGTTTGCGATGCGATGAGTGCATGGTCAAACGCTGCGCAATACGCAGCAACGAAAAAAGCCTGTAATTCAGCGCGTTACGCGGCCCGCTGCTGTCGGGAATAGATCGCGCGCGTCACTCTGATTGCATGAGCAGCGTCGCCACTCAACTCCCGATGGACACTCGCAGACAGGCGAAATTCCTGTACTGGATGGGATGGCGCGTGACCGAAATTGCGCAGGCCATCGGCGAGAACGAGAAGACTGTACACAGCTGGAAGTCGCGTGACGAGTGGGATCGCGCAGATAACGTCGAGCGCATCGGCGGAGCACTGGAAGCACGCCTGGTCGTGCTGATCATGAAGCCGGAAAAGTCCGGCGGCGACTTCAAGGAAATTGATCTGCTGCACCGCCAGCTGGAGCGCCAGGCGCGTATCCAGCGCTACCAGGGCGGCGGCAATGAAACCGATCTGAATCCCGCTGTGGCGAACCGCAATGCCGCCCCGAAAAAGAAGCCCAAACGCAACGACTTCACCGAAGAGCAGATCGAGCAGCTGACCACGGCGTTCGTCGACGGCTGCTTCGACTATCAGCGCGATTGGTACCGGGCGGGCAACGAACGTACCCGCATCATCCTCAAGTCGCGCCAGATCGGCGCCACGTTCTACTTCGCCCGTGAGGCGCTGATCGATGCGCTCACCACCGGGCGCAATCAGATCTTCCTCAGCGCGTCCAAGGCGCAGGCGCATCTGTTCCGCGGCTACATGCAGCAGTTCGTGCGCGAGACGATCAACGAGACGCTCTCCGGCGGCGACACCATCGTGTTCCCGAATGGCGCCGAGCTGTTCTTCCTCGGCACCAATGCGCGCACCGCGCAGGGCTACCACGGCAACTTCTACTTCGACGAGTTCTTCTGGACCTACGGGTTCAACGAATTGAACAAGGTCGCCAGCGGCATGGCGATGCACAAGAAGTGGCGCAAGACCTACTTCAGCACACCGTCCAGCATGGCGCATGAGGCCTACACGTTCTGGACCGGTGAGCGCCGCAACAAGGGCAAACCGGCGGCGCAGCGGATCCAGATCGATATCTCGCACGATGCGCTGGCCGGCGGTCGCCGCTGCCAGGACCGCGCGTGGCGGCAGATCGTCAACATCCTCGACGCCCAACGCCGTGGCTGCGATCTGTTCGACATCGACGAGCTGCGCGAGGAATACAGCCCGGACGCGTTCGCGAATCTGTTGATGTGCGAGTTCGTCGACGACGGCGCCAGCATCTTCCCGCTGGCGATGCTGCAGCCGTGCATGGTCGACAGCTGGGTGGAGTGGGGCCAGGACTACAAACCGTTCGCCGCGCGCCCCTACGGCGACCGCGCGGTGTGGATCGGCTACGACCCGGCCGAGACCGGTGACACCGCCGGCCTGGTCGTGCTGGCACCACCACAGCAGCCCGGCGGCAAGTTCCGGCTGCTGGAGCGCATCCAGTTCCGGGGCATGGACTTTGCCAAGCAGGCGGCCGAGATCGAGCGCATCACGCGCCGCTACTGGGTGACCTACATCGGCATCGACACCACCGGCATGGGCAGCGGCGTCGCGCAGCTGGTAAAGCAGTTCTTCCCGAATCTGGTCACCTTCAGCTACTCGCCCGAGGTCAAGACGCGCCTGGTACTCAAGGCATTTGATGTGATCCACAACGGCCGGCTGGAGTTCGACGCCGGCTGGACCGACGTGGCGCAGTCGTTGATGGCCATCCGCAAGACGATGACGGCCAGCGGCCGCCAGTCCACCTTCACCGCTGGCCGCTCGGAAGAGACCGGCCACGCGGACCTGGCGTGGGCACTGTTCCACGCGCTGCAGAACGAACCGCTGGAAGGGCGCACCGCGCGCAACTCCGGCTTCATGGAGATCTCTTGATGTTGACCGACCAGCTGCCCGCCACCGCGCCTGCAGCGCCAGCCGTGCCCGCACGCGCCGAGGCCTTTACCTTTGGCGACCCGACGCCGGTGCTCGATGGGCGTGGCGTGCTGGACTATCTGGAGTGCTGGCAGAACGGGCGCTGGTACGAGCCGCCGGTGGCCCTGGACGGCCTGTCCAAAACCACGCGCAGCAATCCGTTTCTGCAGTCCGGTTTGATCTTCAAGCGCAACATGCTGGCGCGCACTTTCAAGCCGCATCGCCTGCTGACGCGAGAGGCCTTCGAGCAGCTGTCGCTGGATTGGATCACGCTGGGCAATGGCTACCTCGAGCGCCGCCGTAACCGCATGGGCGGCGCGCTGTCGCTGGCTGCGCCGCTGTCCAAGTACATGCGGCGCGGTGTTGCGGAGGGCGAGTACTTCCAAGTGCGCACCTGGCACGACGAGCATGTGTTCGAGCCGGGCAGTGTGTTCCAGCTGCGCGAAGCCGATGTCGATCAGGAACTCTACGGTCTGCCTGAGTGGATGCCGGCGATGCAGTCGGCGCTGCTCAACGAGTCGGCCACGCTGTTTCGCCGCAAGTACTACAACAACGGATCGCACGCCGGCTTCATCCTGTACCTGACAGACCCGCAGCAGAGCCAGGAGGACGTCGACGCGCTGCGCAACGCCATGAAGGGCGCCAAGGGGCCGGGCAACTTCCGCAACCTGTTCCTGTACTCGCCTGGCGGCAACAAGGACGGGCTGAAACTGATCCCGGTCAGCGAAGTGGCGGCCAAAGACGAGTTCAGCGGCATCAAAGGCATCACCCGGGACGACATGCTGGCCGCGCTGCGGATCCCGCCGCAGCTTATGGGCATCGTGCCGCAGAACGCAGGCGGCTTCGGGTCCATCCGTGAGGCTGCAGCTGTGTGGGCCGCCAATGAGCTGGAACCGCTGCAGGCGCGCATGTTGAAGATCAACGACTGGGTGGGCGATGAGGTGATCGCCTTCGCCCCCTACGCGCCGCCAGCGGCGGCGTAATCCGTTACCCACCGTAAGACCACGTAATGCTCAAAAACCTCCGTTGTGGCGAATGCGCCCGCCTGCTTTGCAAGGCTGGCGCCTTCGATGAAATCCAGATCAAGTGCCCGCGCTGCGGCACGCTCAATCATCTGAAGGCCGAGAGCCTCACCTCCGATCGCCGTGAGCGAATTCAAGAAGGCTCTCATCATGAAAAACCTGCTTCTGCAGGGCGACGCCCTGACCATCCTGCCCACGCTCGAAGCGAATTCGTTCGACGCGCTGATCACTGATCCGCCATACGCGAGTGGCGGACTCACTGCCGCCGCTAGAGCCAAGCCACCATCGCAGAAGTACGTGCAGGGCGGCGGCGCGCAGCTGCATGCCGACTTTGTTGGTGACGAACGCGACCAGCGCTCGCACCTAAGGTGGATGCACCTGTGGTTGTCCGAGTGCGCGCGCGTGCTCAAGGAGGGCGCGCCGGTGCTGCTGTTCACCGACTGGCGGCAGCTGCCGCTGACGACGGACGCGCTGCAGATCGCCGGCTTTACATGGCGCGGCATCACTGTCTGGGACAAGACCGAAGGCGTGCGGCCGCAGCTGGGCCGCTTCCGCAACCAGGCCGAATACATTGTGTGGGGCAGCAAGGGTCACATGCCGCTTGATCGTCGTGCGCCGGTGCTGCCTGGTGTTATACGTGAGCCGGTGCGCAAGGCCGACAAGCATCATCTGACCGGGAAACCGATTCAACTAATGCGACAGTTGGTTCGGATCTGCGAGTCCGGTGGGCGTGTACTCGATCCGTTCGCAGGTAGTGGCACGACGCTCCTTGCTGCTCAGAATGAAGGCCTCACCTGGGTTGGTGTTGAAATGACAAGTCACTACTCGGAACTAGCTGCGGCAAGGGTGCAAGAAGCCGCATCGTGA